ATGTGCTTCTATAACTCAATGTCCAAGAAGGCGAAAGAACTTGCGGCTCGTTATGGTCGGAATCTAAGCGTGGTAGAAATCGCTGAAAAAATTCTGGAGGAACAAGAGCAATACAGGGTTAACGCATTCACTTTTCCAGACTATCCGATTATAACCGCAGATCGGGAGGTTCAAAGTTTCAAGTGGGGCTTGATTCCGATCTGGGTTAAGGACAAGAAGCAAGCTGATGAGATAAAACGCATGACATTGAACGCACGGACTGATACTATCTTTCAGAAGCCCTCGTTTCGGGAACCGATCATGAAGAAAAGGTGTATTGTACCTAGTACTGGCTATTTCGAATGGCGGCATGAAGGAAATAAGAAGATACCTTATTACATATACGTAAAAGATGAGCCTATTTTCTCGATGGCAGGGATTTATGACGAGTGGCTGGATAAAACAACCGGTGAAGTTGTAAAAAGCTTCTCAATCATTACAACCGATCCAAATTCACTAACGGATTATATCCATAATACGAAGCATCGCATGCCGGCTATTTTGTCCATGGAGGACGAAGAAAGATGGCTAGACCCGAAGCTAGCAAAAACAGAGATTGAAAGATTGCTCCGCCCATTTCCTCCCGAAAGGATGGATGCGTATGTCATTAATAATGATTTTTTGAAGAAGAAGGCTGATGATCCTACGATATTGGATAAGGCTTCATAAAAAGTTAGGGTTGTCCGAAAAAGCCAAACGGATCTTCGTTTGGAAATTCTTTGCCGGGGAGTCTTTCGTCGATTGGCCGGGGCCGGAAAGCCGGAAGGAGTTGTATGAGACCTATAAAAATGTTTTCAATGCGGTGATGGATAAGAAGGAAGGAAGATTACTGTTTTGATATTTGTAGACTCTAATTTTCAACTAATACAAACACGCGAGTAAACTATGGAAGAGCTTTTTCATTCGTCCCTAAGCTCACATGCTTGCATTAGTAAGAAGGTTAGAGATTTTACTAACGGCTGGGGGCTTCTTCCGCCCCCCCTTATAAAATGAAAACTAAAGAAACTCTAATTAATCGTCCAAACTTTTCCAGGCCTCTGAATATGAATAATCATCTCCTCTAAACATCTTATTATAAAAATTAAGAATAATCTGATCTTCGGTATCCATCGTTAAATATATTTCCTTTACAGCCGGAAAAACTTTCATATAATCACCAATAAAAATACTCAACAATGTCACACAGAACATAATTTCCATTTTTGCAAATTCTAAAAACTTGGGATTTTCCACATCAAACATAACTCCATAATTTCGTACAGAGATATAAGAAGGATGGGCATAAGTAGAAAAGTGTGTGTATATATTATCTAACAAAGAATGTTTCAAATTAAATAATTCAGGTATATTTTCCCACGAAATACCAGTCTCAACATTTTTTTCTTGGATATTTACTCGGTAACCTTTCCCATTTAATATTTTATCTATTTTTTTCTGATTTTCTAAGCTTAACTCCTTATACACTTGTGTACTTTTTATAAATGAGACATTTTCATCTATTTGTTTCTGTTCTTCATCTTTTTGCTCAATCAACTTAGAATCTGTTACACCTGAATATAATCTCGATTGATATCTTAATCCTTCATTCTGAAACAAATAATAAATAATATCCTTTTTTTCATCTGTATCAGGAACACAATATATTATTTCAAATGTACATAACATTTCAAATACAGCCCTAACTTGCATAGCAACAATTGTAGGATCAATAATCCTGTTTAAAGCAAAAGTTTCATGGCCATAACAATCCTCTCCCAATTTACAAGAAACAAAATCATCACACTTATAGTCTATTCCGTCAAGAAGTTGATTTATATACAGAGTCTTTGACAATAGCATCTGAAGAATTACTTTCAAATCAGCTTCTGACTGTTTGTGAATATCTTCATAATGATGTTTATTTACAACAACCATTAAAAAACGAGAAAACTTTTCGATCACAATTTTACAATCTTCTAATGTACTCAAACTCACTAACGAAGTACAATAATCTTTTAATTCCTTTTGATCCATGATATACCAACATTAAATTAATTTGCTAATATAGTATTAAATATTTATATTCAACATCTTTCAGTTATGTTTCGCAAGATTTTTAGCTACTGATTATGTAAGAAGACAGCCACTCTACTCTTACAAGTAAAGTGGCTTCACTAAACATTACAGTAACAAAACAAAGTTCATCTACGTTTCTTTATCAACCAAACAATCACATAACCAATACTAACTATCAAGAATCCAGATAAGATCCCTATCGCCCACCCTCCTACCTCAATCTTTATTTTCTCCCAACAAGATAGCTCTTTTTCCACAAGGACCGGAACCTCCACCTTACGATCCACGTAGATCTCTTTCGAAGGCAGAAATAATGTATCCCTAGGAACTCTCATGTTGGCAATCACGTTACCGAGACTATCCAAGGCGAACATGAGCTCTACGTTCTTAGTGTTGGCCATGTCCAGCCAACGAAGGACTACCTTACCGTTCTCATCGCATTCCATCAACGCACGGATGGAGGCGCTATCGGCTGGCATTGGGTAAGGTACCAACTTATCTATGTAGATCGAGTCGGTACGGTTCTCGATAGCGACAGGTTGAATCTTGGTTCGACACCCAAACAGGGAGAGGATACCTATCATTATTAATACAATGTATCTAAGTTTCATAATCATGAAAATTTGATCGTGCCCGTATTTAGATACCGCCCGGATACGAAAAAGGCGGCTGATCCAGATTGTTGAATTGCCGCCTTTGACTAGCCCATTAAGAAGAAACTTATGTCATATGGAAATTAATCATTCAATGGTAAAAATCCATTTTTGTCTAGCGATTTAAGGACCGATCTTAAAAGATAGTTGCTACCGAATGATATAACATATTTACGAGCCCTCTCTGAAACAGGGACCAGCATCTTTTTATCTACCAAAGATCGTATCAACCTCGATATCTCTGGTGAAGATTTGCCCGGAAATAGAGCTTTCACGTCAGCGGCTTGTATCTCTTGCCTCTCATTTGTTATCGCCGCTCTTAATATATTATACTCAATATCCGTTATATATTTATTTGATAATGAATCGGACATAGATGGAAGCAAGATGTTATCTCTCAAATAAACATAATCTACCAATCTGTCTATTTTTTCTATCTCGTTTTTTAACCCATGAAGTACGTATTCGCACCATTTTATCAATCCCTCATTCGTATATGTGTCGGCCAATGATAAATAATTGTAATACTCATTCCGGTCTGAACAAAACACTGCTGTTGGATTGATGATCCTTTGCTTGCTTTTAAATACATTTTTCAACAAAAGAGCATAGGTGAACAGCCTGACAACACGTCCGTTTCCATTCTCAAATGGGTGTATCCATACAAAACGATGATGCGCTATACATATTTTCATCAAATCGAACTTAGGTCTTGTTTCCTCATTTACAAAATCGACAAGCTCTTGCATTAATGGAATCACCTGCAAGTAATCAGGAGGGGTATGCGACGAACCTCCTATTCTTACGTTGCACTCCCTGAAATCACCTTTGGTATAGCAACCTTCCCTGCTTGCGCTAAGAGAATCTACTGTGAGAGAATGAAGCTCTCTGATAAAGTTTAGCGTAATGGGCGTGTCATCAATCACGCTTTCAATAAAAGATGTTGCTCTTTCGATATTCAAAATCTCCGTGATCTGCTCATTCCGATAAAAACTGCCATCGTTTATTTTTGTGGATTCGACATAATCCATAATTGTCGTATTATTACCCTCTATACGAGAAGATCCAATACTTTCAAGCATATGAAATATACTTTTCATCTGCATAAACACTAATGGATGGGTAGTACCCTCCAATATCTTGTACCTTAACTTTTCAAGCTCAAGCACAAGATCGGTTATAGGCATATCAAAACCAACGCTAGGCATCATTATTTTTTGATTACACATTTGCATACATTTTTTTCATCATTTGCATAAAACTATTTCATGTATTTGATATACAACCGATACAAAATTAGCAAATAAAAAAACATTTGCAAAAGGATCAATTGTTAATTTGCAAAACAGCAATCAAACACGTCAAAGATCTCTTAGCTTGTTATTATGTAAGCCAACACGCATGTCATAGCAAGTTCCATCCGGCTATCACGTCCGACATATCAGCCTCTCTCCCATTCTCCACCTTGCTCATCCCGGCCACAATCCGGATCATTTGCTCACGATCGTTGATGTTGATCGGATCATCGGCAGGGATACCGGCATAATCAGATACGGCCTTAATGTAAGCGTTCGTATTATTCTCGTTTTCCGGCGCCCATCTTCCTATTATCTTGCGGATCGTATCCAGCTTATAGTTCCGGTAATAGTTAGACAGGATCTTGAAGATCGCCCTGTAACCGTATGCCATCGATTTAAATTGCTTGAACTCTCGATCAGAGCTTGTCTTCTCGCCTTGGAAGACATCGCTGTTCCTTCTGATGTTCCCGGGGTTGTTGTTTCTCAACCCTCTGGGCAGACTACTATTTCTCATTCCTTATCCTCCCTCATTAATAACCGTTCTGCGGCTCACGATCGCCGCATTTCTTTTTCTCGCACCTCTTTAAAGCCAGTTCTATCTTCACGTCCGAGTAGCTCTCTTTTAAAGTGAAAAGCTCGTCCTGCACCTGCCGGAGCCGTCCGGTCTGCTCAACGAACCGTTCCTCCTTCTCAGACAACTGCTTTTGCAAGAACTCGTTATACTCACGCAGGGCCTTGAACTCCTCCACGTCAGCTTGAGCATCCGCTATACGTGCGTTCGTCTTACGGTTCGCCCACGCACGGATGCCCCATTTTATCCCCTCAATCCCGCCCATCGCACCGATTATCGCCAATATCGTATTCAAATCAACTCCCATAACTCGTTTTCTTTTAATATATACGGGGGCTTTTATCGGCCCGCCCCCGATAAGGCGTCACTCACCCTCGATCAAGTCGACCACCTGTCCGTAACCGCCGATCGTCAGCACTACGGAAGCGATACGCTTGATCAACGTCGCCTCCTCGGTAGTGATGTCTATCTCCCCGTCCGACTCCGCTATCTTCTTGCCCAGCCGGTAAACCTTGTATTTATCCTCATAGGGCAGTTGAAAACTAGGGCTGTCCGCGAAGAAGAAGATATTCTTGTACAATACCCTTGACAGGATACCGTTCGTCTCCTTGCCGTCAAAACCTTTCACGCTCACGTTAAAATTCACTCTCATACTCTAATCCTTTATTTATTTTGGCTCGATATAAAATATCCTGTTATTCGAATCCCACTTGACATAGAACACGTCACCCTTCGAGCCCGGGAGATTGTTCATCGTCGGGATGGGGTTAATCCCAACACACATTCGCCGGAAACTAGGATCGTCTCCCGGTAAGCCTGTCTTTATCTGTACACGGAAATATGGATTCGGCCATTGTTGCCCCACCATCTCCATCCCGAACTGCCCCATATTAAATTTGATATTACTGCCGGAATAGATTATATCGTCCTTATTCATCACGAAATCCCCGCATTGGACAAGTTTGCAATCAATGGCACGAGCAAAAATATTATCGACGCTCACATATCCTTGGGCGTTTACGATAAATTGCCCGTTGACGTTAAGCACGTTATCGTTATTATCCGGATCAAATATATGAACGGACCGATTCCCCTTCCTAATGACCGTGTTCCCGTTCAGCTCTATCCCGTCTATCGCCACCGATATCCAGTTCTCCACATCCTTGGTCTTGGCGAAGATCTTGGTGGCGTCGGCCTCGGTGATAAAGCCGGACGACATGATCTCCTCCATCCTCTCGTCCACGGCCGTCACGACACCGGATATGCGATCGTCCAGCACCCTGAAATCGGAGTACGTGGCGTATATCCCCAAGTCCGGCCTGTCGGACAGGTTGTTGTACCCGCTCGATCCGGCCTTTATCTGGATGTTCCCGGCTATCACCCCGCTAGCGAGGTCGAAGTAGGTATTCCCGTCCGGGGACTTGATCAAGCCGATGGTCATGCGCCCCGGAAGTATCTCGGTATAGCCATAGACCGCCTCCCAGCTCCTCGTACCGTCGAACTCCGTGCCCAGCGTGCCCACGAGGAAATAGTAATACCCGTCCCCGGGATCGATCTTGGAACGTGCGTCATGGGTCAGCAGGTACGTGCCGGCAGACCCGTTCTTGACGCACTTGAGATACAGGTAATACGAGCCCTTGTCATCGCCGAGATAAGGCGAGGTATAGGCCTCGATATCCCAGAAAGAGTACTCCGAGACGGCGTGGGACACGGATATGGAGTCGATACCGAGCGTCATATGCTGGACGATACCGGCGGGGGCGGTGAACACCTTTGCAGTGTCGTTCATCACGAAATCCGGGGTATACTCCCGGGGACCCGTCTTGCTGTCGACGTATCGGTATTGCAGTTGCTCCGACCCGACACGTACCTGCATCGTGCTCACGGTGACAGGGTTGATCGAGGCGCCGAAACCCTCGATCGCCCTCTCCAGCATCTTGCCGGTCTCGACCATGTCACGCCATCTGCGCCGGGTCAACGACAGCGCCTCCTTGTGCTTCTTGTCGGTGACCACCTCCTCCGCCTCCAGCTTTCCGAGATCGTCCGACAGGTAGCCGGCCACGGGGGTGTTGGATAGCTCAAGCTCCGGGCTATGGGGCTTGTTTATATAGTCCCTCACCCCCGTGATCCGGATCAGGATGCCCTCCCTCTGGAACTGGGTATCGCTGAAATCGACATAGCCCCCGGGGATAAGCCTCGCCCCGATAGCCAACCAGCGTTTCCTCGCCCAGATGCCGTCAAGCTCCCCCTTGAACGTGAACTGCCGCTCCTCACGCTCGTAGAGGTAACGAGCGGCCTCACGGAACATGTCCCAGCTCGCCCCGGTCTTGGTGGCGTTGTCGCATACGTAGGCGGCGGGAAGGGATATGTTGAAGACGGCGTACTTGTCGCCGACCTCCGGATAAAGGGAGGCGTTCGGCAGCGTCATGCCATCCTGCTCGGAAGAGACGATCTCGAACTTACGGCCATCATGTACGTACTTTACATCGAACTCACGGCCCGCCAAACGGCCTGTCTGGAAGATCACGGTCATGGTCTGGCCGGCGATCAGGCAATCCTCGAAATTCAGGTTATCTGGAATTGACGAGTCGTAGAAATTATAGAACGTGACATCGTTCCCGTCCGTGTCCCTGCCCGGCTCCGTATTGGTCTTACTCACCGTACCAACACGGGAAGGATAGATGTCGCTGGCGTCGTAGCTGTCCTCGTTCCGTGAGGATAATGTCTTGTCTGCCCTGGTCACGTACATTCCGTCCGGATCGGTCTTGTAGGTTCTTCCCTCATATTCCAAAGTCTGTGACTTCGGGAGTAACAATGTCTGGCTGCCATAGGCCGAGTAATCGATATTCCGCTCACCGCCTTGCACGTACAATATCTCCACGGGGAGGTTGTCGCCTTGGTTCGCACGACCTACACCCGGAAGGAAACCGTTTCCCTTGCCATAGCTGAGAGCGACCGGGGCGTCCTTGAAGTACTCCACCTTGCGCAAGTGAACTGTCTTTCCGACGATCTCCAGCTCCGTGTCGAATTCTTGCGCAAAGCGCCCCAAGACCGCCCAGCAGCTCTCGTGGTTGAACGACAACAGTTTCTCCGGGGCCTCGATCACCGTGCCGACCGTCCAGCCGGAATCATAGAGATTGAGGTTGTCCACCAGCAACCCCACGAACATCCCCGGCGTGGCCGTCATGACGAACTTGAGCTTGTACGGCTTGTCGGAGAGTAGCTTGTACTTGTATTTCCTCAATATCTCCTCGTTGCCGCCGAACGTTACCTTGTACTCGAAATTTCTGGTGCCCTTCTTCTCGAAGTCGGAGGGGTACCAGAGCGTGTACCGCTCCCCTTGGAACTCGATGTATGACCCTGTCGGCAGCTCCACGTGTCCCGGAAGGGAGTAATGAAGCTCCACCTTCTTGGCCTGCGCTATCGCCCGGTAGCGGTAGCTGTCATCGTCAACCGGGATGTCCAATAATAATTTTCCAGTGTTTTCGTATATTCTCATGTCGCCATATATTAAGATATTCTCTCCATCTCGATGATGTTGACCGGGTTCATCCGCTCGTTGGCGGCCGATACCGCCTTTATGGACATCGTCCCGTCAGTGACCCGTATATCCTCAAACACCACATACTCGGAAGCGTTGTTGAGAGGGTACTGGGCGTCTTTCTCGATCCTCGTGTCATTAACCTCGTACGCTATGGTCCCGCTACCCAGTGATCCCGAGTGAATCATGCTCGAGAATATACGGACCCGGTAGGTACCGTTAGGCATGGACTTGAACGTCATCGTGATCGTCGGGTTTTCCCCGGACACGCTTGACGTATAAGCAGAGATAAGGTTCGCCATGTAGACATCGGGATAGATACCCGAGTCATCACCGGTTATGTACCCACGCTTGTCCGTGTTCGCCGTCATGCCTGCCTTGAACTGCTGACCGTTATGGGCGAACAGCATCTGGCCGCTCTTAGTACCGTCCGTCTTGTGCAGGTCCTTATAAACCATCGCCCCCATTTGCTTGTCTATACCTGTTTCCGGGTCGTACATGGCATCCGAGTATGACCAGCCTATGCTCAGTATCCACTTGTCACCTCCCGTGACCGGAGGGGTCGATCCCTCGCTCTTGAAGTTACAGGTCACCGTCTTGTCGGACTGGACGTCCGTCACGGTAGCCGTACCGGAACCGCTACCCACCCCGGTAGTCGAGGAGGCCCCGGCCCAGCTCTCTATCACGTAACCGGACTTGGCCGTGGCCGTGAGGCTGGCCGTACCGCCTTGGGCCACCTCTTGGGTAGCCGGCGTGACCGCCCCGTAAGAGACGTTGTTGCTCTTGCCCGTGACGGTGAACGTGACGGCGGGCCTCTCCTGCAAGATGACGGATGACGACTTGACCCCAGACTCCCCGTATTGGTTCTTTACTTGGACGTACACCGTCTTGGCCCCCAATCCTGAGGAGAGATTGAGGCTGAATGTCTTGGACGTGTCCGCTATCCAGTCCACCCCCGAGAGATCCGGAGTCTCAGCCGCCTTATAATGCGTGATCCTCCCGGTGACCCCGAGCGTGACGCTGACAGCCCGCTCATACGTGGTCGACGATCCGGAGTTGATGGACACCGATCTCAGGACGGGGGCGGTCTCCCCGGCGGTGATGCGGGACATGAACGGCTCACGAAGGTCCTCACGGAGCTGGGCCACGAAGTACAGGGCGTCCGCCTTGTCATCCTCCGAGGAGCTGGACTCGTATAACGCCGTGAACCTCTCCGAATTGGATAGCAAGTCCCCGTTAAGGTTAATGTTTACCAGCAACTTTCCGCCCTTGTCGCCGCAGGAGAGGCCCAGTATGTTGGACGAGAGCGAGGACACGCAGCCCGCCGTGAATGCGACGTTCGTTATCTGGACCGTGAAATCCACGTGCCGGCCATACTTGACCCGTGGTACCAACAGGGCGAACCTGACCCCGCCGTCCACGATCTCCTTGTGGACACGGCCGAACCTGCGGATATACCAGTACTCGTATATCTCGTCGATTGTCGCGAACCACACCGAGTCATTACCATCCTTGCCGTACGTGTCGTTAAAGACCGTGAGACCGTCAAGCATCCCCTGCGAGGGGCCATGCGTGAAATCGCACATCCATTTATTGGCGACGGACGAGCTCTCGGTGATCTTGGACATGTAAGCCTCAGATGTCGTGTTATCGCAATTCCTCCTCCATATCATACCTTTTCTCAGGTCAACGTCCGTGCCCAGAGAGTCTACCGTATGGTTGTTACCCTCGGTCGTGATGAAAACGATATCCGGATACAGCTTGGCGGCCTCCACGTAGGTGTCGTTCCCGTTGGGCCGAACCATGACCTTCATCCCGGTCCCGATCTTCTCGAGCGTCACGCCTTGGGCCTCCCCTATACCCGCCAGCAACCCGTCCACGTCATTCTGGTCCGTGGACCTCACGTCATGGAAATATATCTCGTTGCCGAACGACATCACGTGCCGGACCTCCGGCCATGTGAGATAGGGATAGGTCTTACCGACCTTGGCCGCGGGAGGGTCCATATAGTCCGGGACATAGTCATTGCCCATCCCGGGCCAGCAGGCCACCCCGTACGTGAAGCGTCTCTCCACGCCAGTCCCATCCGTGTACCCTAACGTTTTCGAAGGCGTATGGCCCGTTGTCCTCTCCTGACCAATATGCTGGTATTTCTCAGAGTCGACCCATTTCCTGTTCACGAGGAAGAAGATCTTGTTCGAGTCCACGCGGTCATCGTCCACTATCAGGGAATAGGCGAATTTTTTATCATATTTCAACGGCGGGAACACGATATTGACGGCGCTCTTGTCCACGGAGGGTGGGACGGATACCGTGAATTCCACACGCTCAACATCGAACTTGATGTAATCGATTGTCAACGTGCCGGACAGACCCGTGGCGGTGACGGCCTTGTCACAAGACAGGACCATGATGGTCTCGAAAGCCGCCGACACGTAGATCCTCTTGATCGAGTACGCCGAGGGGTAATAAATGCCATCGTCATCCACCACCACGAGATTCCCGGCGTAAACGTACAGGTCGTTCCCAATGGGGTTCGAGTCGATCCTGTACTCTTTTTCCCCTCCTTGGGTCGTGGGGGGATCGAGGAAGCGAATCGCCCGCCGATACAATTTATACTCCTCACCGCCGAGACGCAGCGTGCCCGCCTCCATCTCGGACTCGCCGATCACCGAGCCGGTGATGGCGGAGACCTTATCGGATAGCCCCCTTATCTCGGACCACAAGCCGCTATCGTCATACGACGGGATGGAGCCGACGCGGTTGACCTCGGAGACCACTTGGTTGAACTCCTCGGCGGTGAGCTTGTCGCCCTTCTTCTTTGTCGCTATATTCAATGCCATATCTCTTATATCATTATCGTTTCTTAATCAAGCTCGAAATCAAACCCGTACGGGAAACCGCCAGACACCACCTCCCCGGGGGAGCAAAGGAACGGGTAACCGCCGACGAAGGCCCTCGTGATACGTCCCTCGGCCACGTCGAGGCAGGCGTACAACGTGTCCTCGCGCCTGTCGCCCAGCGAGAGGTAGGAGTCGTAAGGCAATACCACGATATTCCCCGTGCCACCTTGAACGATCCTCGAGTACGGGAACCGCACGTTCCGGTTGGTCACGCCGTCAACGCCCATCAGGACGATATCGTCCAGAGACCCGGCCTCCGGCATCTCCGTGATCTTGCGACGGCGGATCTCCGTCCCGCCCGCCTCGGAAGAGACGCCCGCGTCCAGACCGGCGATATAGCCCGTGGGGGCCGCCGCACGGTTGAGGGACAGGTCGACAAGGACGTCATCCTCGGTCGAGACAAGGAAGTCGTCCTCGGTCGCGAGAAGGTATACGGAGCCGCCCGAGGCCACGAAGGCCGTGAACACCAGCGTCAGGGTGAACTCCACCACCACACGTCCCGACAGGCCGGCCATGGTCCAGCCGGAGGTCGATTTATAGTAGCAACCGTACGACCTGCCCGTCCCCGCGTAGCCCAGCGAACGCTCCCCGGGCCGGATCAGGTCGTTGAAGAAAGCCGTGTAGCACCGCCAGAAACGCTCTATCGTATCGGCGATCAGACAGCACTTGAACGTCACGTCCTTGCCCTCGAACACCACGGTGTCGGCGTCGTACAGCACGCCGTCCATCGTGGAGAACCTGCGGGTGAGGTTCTGCCTCACGGCGGCCGACCTGAGAACGTCGTCCCGTCCCTCCTCCACCATGACACCGTACGTGTCGAGGGGGACCCCGTCGAGGCTGTAGGATGACCCCGGGATCAAGACCCCGCCACCTTGCGCCGCCGGGTAGGTATCCTCCCTCATGGGGAAATCGTCGGCGAAACGGAGGCTGAGCGAGACGAGGCGGTCCGCCGTGCGCCCGTACGTGACACGGCCCGGCTCCGACAGCAACCGCAACCTCCACTCACGACCGAGGGCAGGGACACGCACCGTCCGGTAGCCGGGTCTCGCCACGTACGCTATGAACTCATCGACGTCCATCGCCGGGTCGCTGGCGACAAGGGGGATCGTGAGCTCCTTACCCGACAACACGGGATTCTCCAAGTCCACCTCGATGCCGTCCTCCTCCGGCCACACGTTCTTGTCCGGCTCAACCAATGCGGGGAAGGAGAGAAGACCGTCGTAACCTCCCTCCGTGATCCATACGCCGAAATCGGTGTAGGCGTCCTTGCCGTCTATGTATAACTCACCCCTCATAAGATCACCACGGTATTATCCTTGTTTATCTCAACCTCTCCTCCTATATTCACCAGCAGGATCACGGCGTAGTCGCTCGCCACGACCCTAGCCTTGCCGCCGTGCATGAGGATCACCTTGTGAACACGCTCGTTATCGTCTATCGTTATCACCGCATCCGTATCACCTATCACGGCGATATTGCCGGGATTGGTTACGTCCACGTGGCCGGAGTCAACGTACACCCCGTAGGGCATCACGTGACCGGCCATGCCACGGAACATGTCTAGCGACGGGAAATCATTCTCCGCGCAAAACTCACGCCCCTGCGGGCTGAAGAACAGCCACACGAGGCTTCTCCAGTCCGTCACCCCGTTAGAACCACTGCATGCCCCGAGCGAGAGGGCCGATTTGATTATGTCGTTAACCGTCTCCATCATTATCTTGATCTCATTAATATACCCTTGTCGTTAATAGTCTTTATACCGGAGGCCGCCGACTTGGTATTCGCCTCTATCTTCTCGGATAGGGCCTCTATACGTCCGGAGATCTCCGCTACCTTGGCCGTGTTCTCCGACACCTTCCCGGACAGGTCCTTGATCGCCTCCACGTTCTTCCAGCCCCTTGTCTGGAGGTCGTAGATGAAGCGCATCTGGTCGGCTATACCCGTCACTTGCACCAACGTCCTATCTAAAAATATAAGTTGGGTCGACATCTTACCGTCTATAACATCCGCGGAGTCCTGGGAGATGGAACCAACACCTTTGGACGAGGCCGTACGCCCGTCGTCCTCCTCTACCGCGTTACCGGTATTGAAATATTTGTCGGCCCAACCAAACTTACGGTCGAGGTCGTCGGCCAGCTCCTGCGCCTTCCGATCCAGATAATCCTGTTCCCAGTCGCTGATATAATCGTCGGACCAGAACTCGAGCAGCTTCTCCCGGATCTCTTTCATGGGATCGGATGCGGCGGCCTTGATCGACTCCGTGACCATGTTCCTTATCATCTTCCTCACGAGATCCTTGGCCGATCGCGCCTTGTCCTCCCCGGCGGCCCACGCGTCGGCGTAAGCGTTGGCGAAATCGTCGATCGCCGATTTTATGTCACTACCGAAAATGGCGTCCTTGCCGGCCTCCTTATTATCCGCTATGGTGTTATTGATCTCGTCTATCTGGTCCCGCCACTCCTTGATGCGGTCATTGTCGGTTTTCTTCTTGTCCTCCTCCTCCTTGATCTGATTTTGGATAAGCACTTTTTGCTGTTCCAATAGCTTATTCTGCTGGTCGATAAGCATGGAGGCATCCTTGGAATAGGCTTTCTCGATGGACCGGCCCAGCTTGTCGTACGACTTGTCCAACGTGTCGATCTGATCCTGCAGCGCTTTTATCTTTTTTTCGTGACGCTTGTCACTATTGAAAATATTAAAGACAGATGTCAGAACTCCAATACTCCCCTGTATGATACCAACAGGATTAGCAGAAGCGATGCTCGTCGCCAATTGACTGGCAGAACCCATTAGATTTGACAGATCACTAAGTAACTGTTGGGTGGCCTCGTCTCCGACCAAGCCCATCTCATTAAGCCCACCTACAACTGCATCAAATCCACCCTTAACCATATCAATAGATGCCGCAGTATCCCGGAACATCTCTTTAAGAGCATTCTTTTTTGTTACATCATCCTCGGCCTTCTTGTACTGTTTCAGATGCTTTGAAAGTAGCCCGAAGGGGTTCATAGTCCGAATCTTCTCATCGACCTCTTTTAAGCTATTGGTAACAGCTTGGGCATCTATTGGATTCAGTTTTAACCCTTTGGCCTTTTCTTTAATGGTGTTGCTCAATTTCTCTAATTGCTGAACTGTCAGATTATCAAGATTCCCGAATAGCTGTTGCCATTCGTCTGATTCTTGGAGCATCTGTCCGTTCAAAGTAGATAAGGCTTTCTGTTTACCTTCCATGAGTTTGGCAACCAGATAAGCGTCTTTTGATTCTACGGCAGTCGATATATCCGTATCCCATTTTTCCCGGAGGTCTTTTTCCTTTTGCTTGAAATCGTTCAAGTTATCGAGTAGGGAACGATAGATTTCCTGTTGTTGTGCCTTATCTATATCGGTTGTGTATGACTTATGTTGCTCTGCCGTCATACCTCCGGTCTTCAACTGCTCGTTGGCCCATTTGCGTTCCTTCTCGTACCGATCCTTGATAGAAGATAGCTTACGCTGTTCTTCGTTTAAGAAGACATCTGTAAGGGCCTTTGTACGTTGTTTGTACTCTTCGGCGTATTCTTTCTCGATCCGGGCAATATCGGCTTTCTCCTTTTCCTTCGCCGCTAGCTCACGGTTATCGAAAGTAGTGATAACGGTAGGATCTTCTTTTCCTTTTGTTTCTTTCACCTTCTTCTGGTATTCCTCTTTCTCCTTTTGGATGGCAGCGATAGCATCCTTAGTTTCCTGTTCGGCCAAGGCAATACGCTTGGCTTTGCCGTCTTCCATAGCGGCGATACGAGTGGATTGAAGTTTGAGTTCACTATCAAGGATGGAACGGGAAAGTTCTTGCTGAAGCTTCAAACGTTTATTGATCTCGTTATCGGGTTTAACTCCCATAATAGCGTTCAATTTAGATTGCTCCGCTTTTATTTCAGCCTCAATACGAGCATATTCTTTTGGGTCTGAAACCTTTTTCAAAGATTGCTGTTTAAGAGCTATAACAGCTTCTATAGCTTCTACAGAGCCTTTTATTATAGTCTCTGTAGTCTTTATGCCAATAGATTCCAATGTCTTGCGTTCTTCTTCGGAAAACTGAGCATACTTTTGTACAAGTTCAGTGCCAGACTTAAATAATGCTTCTGCTTCTTTCCGTAGTTTTTCCTCTTTATCTTTAGCGAATGCTTCCGGGCTTAAATCAGCATTTGAAAGATAACCTGATGTATCTTCGTCTGCGGCTGATTTTACAAACCATGATTTGAATTTGTCTCCAAAAGAAACTCCCTCTGCAGACTTGGAATCAGCTTCCATCATCTTTTGAACGGCTTTCTTATATTCTTCTGCTGCAAGCTCCATAGTAGCGGCAGCTTTAGCACGTTGAAGGATTCCAAGAATGAAAGTATCTTTATTGGAGTTGAAAAGCCGTTCTGCCTCTGCTGCATCATTAACAGATACGCCCATGCTGTTAATCGCTTCTTTATTATCAAGAATATATTTTTCTTGTGCTTTAAAATCACTACCTAACTTTTTCCAACCTGCAGAAAGTTTTTCCAGTGTAGCTATAATACTACCTGATGTTTTACTTACGTTATTCTGAAAATCTTCCGTGGCTTGATAAGTCTCTGATAGCGCTTTTTTTGCTGTAAACAGAGAACTTGCCCAATCTACGAGCTTATCCCCGTAAAGAGTAAGCAGTGTAATTCCAACCGTCAAAGCAGATTGCCAACTAAACAAAGAAGATGTTATCTGCTTCCACACCGGAGTAGCTGATTGCCCCGACTTCTTCAACAGATCATACTCACTTCTTGCTCGTTTGATTTCATCCGCCAAAATTGGCAAGTTATTACTTATAGCAGAGAAAAACACCTTTGGGCCATAAGCTAAAGAAGGAAGTTCACGCCCTACTTGTTGAATAGACATACTTAGTCCATTCCATTGCGCTTTATAATTACCCACATTTCTCTGATGATTTCCGATCGTAGCGTCTAACTCCTTAATCTTTATATCCGCTTGGTTTATTGAAGCTAACAAATCCTTTCCAAAGGGAGAATTACGTTCCTCTTCGGTCAACCCTCTATAAGCTACTCTCATTCGTGATAATGACTGTGATAACCCATCCATAGAAGTAGCCGCCACGTTATCCAATTTCACATTGTTATTCAAGTTTTGCCGGACTTCCGCTAAAGCTGTTTTATGTGTCAACAAGGAATTATTGAGTTGTTCAAGCCGTCTTTGCTGAGCAGATGACAAAGCCGCCGAATTTCCTTGGGATTTGGTTATTTCTTTTATTTCTGCATTAATCAAGCGAATAGAATTGGATTCTTCCATCATCCGTTTAATGTTCCAAGTTCGAGAGCCTGTCACTTTATCAATCTCGCCCTTCAACTCTTCATATACCTTCGCCTGCGCTTGAATGTTTATGATCTCAACAGAGTTGTTCGACTGATTATTATTCGGCTTCTGTGCCACATTTGACACTTTAGATAATGCGTTTTGTGCCTGTATGATCTTATCAGAGGCCACAACAATGTTCTTCGCAGAAAGAGCTATTTCTGCTTCAGTCTTCACAATCTTGGTAGCCAACTCATCATATTGGCTGGTTAGAGATTTTAATTTAGCTTCAAGACCTTTAGTTATATTGATATCGACCTTAATATCAATGCTCGCAATAGATTTTTTCACATCATCTATTGCGGACTTCAGTTCTTTCAGTCTCTGAATATCACTTTTAACATCTGTAATAATTCCTGCCATATGTCAATCTTTATAGTCTCTTTTCTATCTGATTTTGCGCATATAGCACACCATCGCTCAAAATCACCTCAAATCCCTTGCTCTCAACAAAAGAGGCATATTCCATTCCGTTTGCCAAATACAAACCATCCTTGGGCTTCTCTGAGTAAATAAGGAGATTCTCTGTTTTTTCAACTGCTTCCGGATGTAATCCGTCCGTCTCTACCCACATATCAATAATTCGACCATTACGAATCACGCAACCGCCATTGGCGTTTCGCAGATTATTCGTTTGATTCTGATAAGTACCTGTAATTTTTGCATTACGTGTTGCTTCTCTCCCTATCTCGGAAAGAGTCGCATAGTACTCATCATCAATTTCTTTCAGAAGTGAATCAAGTCCCGATGTGTCTCCTTTGAATCTCATATACCTCTTAAAATGATCAATATCAAAGGTAATACACATAGGCGGTACGATCTTTTTTTGATAAGCCAGATACATGACATTTGATTTATTGTCGTGAAATAGTTTGTAATAATTAAATTTCGGGTTAATTTTGCCAAACATCAATAAGAGCCATCATGAAGAAACAAATTGTATTATGCCTATTGTCCGTATTTTTATTTTCATGCTTGTCTGTAGAAAAAAACAAGGAAGTCAAAACATTAGAACAAGCCTTGATTATAGCGGGTAACAGTCCTAATGCAAAAGATTCGCTTTTCTTAGGGTTTAATTTCGGAATGGATAGCTGCCAAACTGTTTATGTGATAGATAGCTTAATTAAAACAGGTAAACTTTTCCACCAAGATAGCTATTTGAGATATAAGTTTAATATTAGCCCTTTAACTTATAGTCCAGCTGTTGGTTTTGTATACAGTAATGATACTTTATCAAAAATTAGTCTTGCATTCCTCAATGAGGAAAACCAACCTATTGAATTAATACAAAACGCAATTACAGCTAATATTTTCAAGACATTATCAAGCAAAGGCTATAAATCGTACCAAGAAAAAAACATTTCAGGCACAAACGATTACTATTTCATCAAAAACAATACATTGATTTCTTTAAAAGCTTATGAACGATTTGTCATAATGAGTTATAGTAATGCTATTATTGAACAACAAGAGAAGCTAAAAAAAGACTCACAAACTAAACAGACTTTATCTGATTTATAAATCAGTGAGAGCAATCATACTCTCACTGTTGATATGTTTTGTTGTTATCCACGTATCTCTTTCGCAAAAGCCTCTATCTTTTGTATCGTTTCATTCGTTGATTCACCAATTGCTTCAATCGCCTTTTGAACTTGATCCAGCGTAATAAATTCAAAGTCTTCACTAATCAGTTCTTTTCCTATGCGATAGGCCTTGCCTTCATCCTCATAAACTGCCAGTAGAACAAGATGGATAGCATCCCCGATATCGATTTTGCCATCTTCATCAAGCACAGGTTTCTCCATTGTTCTCATTTTTTCAATAAACTTATCGATTGCACTTAATGTGATGCTTCCGGTCTGAAACTCTTTTCTTCCTAATACAATTGTTCTCATACTCTTAAATTTTATTTGATTTAGCACACCCGAATCGCGAAAAACGGGTGCGCATTATTTTTATCCTAACATCGAAAGCAAATCATCAAACCGATGAGCATAATACAAGGGTTGCGTCTCTTTCGGATTATTGGGGTTCACTTGGTTTTCTCCAAATTGTAGCCCGGAATCAGTCAAAGACTTAAACTTCTTAACGCCTTTATGGGACTGACGCTCTAATTCGGTTATAAAACCTTTCGCTTTCATTTTCATGTTGAATCCTTGAGCAGTCAATGAAGAACCAACTCGTTTCAACAATTCAGTGGCAGAAAGAAGTTGGTCCTTCGATTCTGTATAATCCGGGGTTGGCAACCCCAAAGGATCGGCTATTGTTTTTGCCAGTGCCAGTTTAGAAGAATCGTTCAAGCGTAAAAATTTAGCCAACCAATCAGCGGTAGCGATTTTCGTTTTAACTTCGACCAAAAGCGAAGACGAAACCATCTTTTGATTATTTGCTGTATGATGAAAAACCTGACGGTAAACTTCAAAAACTGGGCGAACTTTTTTGACTATAAAATACTCAAGACAAGATACGGTAAGATGATAATCAAGTTTGTTATTGCCACCCCAACTTGCTCCGGCGAATTCCGAAGCAAGTTTTCCGTTTTGCGGATTTTGCCGCACGGTTATGTAATCATCATTTTCTATAAAATCTCTTTTCAGTGCATCTATAGCCGAATCTCTTCTTGTATATACCAACGGCCAAACATCATCCAGATTAACCGGATATTCTTCTTTTTGCTTTGACAGCATTAAAACAGCGTTGAAATAATCCTTGATTTCATTGCTGGTACTTGATTTTGTTAATTGTATTACCATATCATTTGATTTTACTGTTACAACTTCATTATTCTTAAACTCACTTATTTTTACTTTTAACCATTCGTAGAACCCTTTGCCAACTTCTTTTGAGTAAGCAAGGGCAATGTCTTCACATAGCCACATAAAAGCCCTGATGACTTGATTCTTCTTCATGCCTTTAGACACGCAATATGCTTCAACCATATCGTTATGCCTTAGCCATGTTGAAATAGCCGGTTTAAAATGCTTGCTTACCTGTGAGCAGTTAACATACACCATATTACTAAACTCACATATCGAAATGTCAATGCCTTGATACGAAAAAATACTTCGTTTTTCTTTGTTTTCTTTTTCTGAATCCATAACTTTGCGCTATTAGAAAGTTTTAAACTATCCTCATTGGTAGATCGGTCAAGTACTACCTTTGAGGATTTTATTTTGACCGAAGTGGTAGCCGGGGACTCGAACCCCGAAGTATGCCGTCCTACCTTGCCCTTTCAGTCTCGCTTGACAAGAAAAAGCAAAGGGCAAATCTTAAAAGAAGCCTATTGTGACGGTTTGCCTCTTAAAAGAAATGCCCTTAAATATTTTTGTCTCATACACAACCGTCACGAAGCGTATTCGTTATTTTCTTTTGCAAAGCTATCTTATATCAAAATGAAATAAGAATTTTCGTTCTTTGCGTTTACGACAATGGTTCTATTGTCGTAAATCAAGTAAAGGCCGCCCCTAAGATGGTTCGGACGGCCTTTGATAATCGTGTGTCAGCACTCTTTTACCATCTCATTAAGCCTTTCAGCCATGATTTCAGAAAGTAGCTCATTCAGTGATCCGGTTGCGATACTCAGTTCATCATGTATATCATCAAGTTTTACCCAACGGTGCTTAAACTTGTTTATCTCTGTCTCGCCCTGTATAGTTTCAACCATACCGCAAGCTTGTTTTAATAGCCAAAGAGCCTCGAATAAACCCAAATGAATGGATTTGTCTTTTGCCTCGTTTATGTTGATTGTTGTATTCATAATCATGCCACTAATAAGTCTTTAATCAGAATGTTAGTCATATTGCCCTCAATGAAAGTCGTGTACTTCACGATCGAGCGAATATCTTTAATCTCAATCCGATGAACTTGTTTTCTTTCATCCATTACAGCAACTACCTCTTGCCCGATGAAGTCAAGCCAACCGATGATACCATTCACGCTTACAATATCGTCTATGCCGACATAATCCGATTGGATGGGATCAAATGTTCTACCTATAAATCTCATGGCTTACAGTATTATATCGTACAAGAAAGTCTCAATTCTAAACTTCAAAGGCAAATTAGCCTTATACCCTATTAGGTTGGTGACTGTGACAAAGCCGCCACAAGTACCGAAAGAGCCCGTGTACACCTCACCGTTGTTCTCAACAGAGAAGGTGCTATTGCAGTGGTTGATTGATAGTAGTTTCATATTGGTAGATTTAAGCGATTGATAAAAGGTTTGCTTTCTTGAAAGACCTGTATTCGCCCTTCTCGGTATCAAAGTAGGTAAACAGGGTATCATTAGCCTTTTTGCCTGTGCCTTGTGTCGGTGGCATCAACTTTTCTGAAAGAGTACCAAATGCCTCACGGGTTGCCCCGTCAACCTTGCGAAAGTAGAACCGGACAATACCGGCTTTCATTTTCGCTTTCAACTTAATGTTAGCCCATGCTGTTTTAAGGGCCTCACTCATGCTGTAACCGTTTCTCTTTACCATTTGCCAAGCGAGGTTCATAACCTCTGCCATTTGACTTTTGAATGTAGTGCTCATAATCGCTGTATGTTTAGTTGTTTGTTTTGTCTTTTTCGTTTTCGACATCTTAATATCGTTTATCACACTATAAAACTACATCAAAATATCGTACCAGCAAACAAAAAACGGCGTTATATTATCGATTTAATGTTAATTAACGATAACGTAATGTCGTGTATCTCCCAAAAGACTACATTTGCATACACAATTATAAAAAAGCAGGATATATGAAACTTAAAGTAAAAGAAGTGATAAAGACTAAAGGGCTTACAATGCAGCAAGTTGCAGATACATTAGGAGTCACTCGTGACACTCTTACAAGAAATATAAACGGCAACCCAACGTTAGAAACCCTTGAAAAGATAGCCAAGGTATTAAATGTTTGTGTCTCTGACTTACTGGATGAAGAAAGTACTGTCGACCCTAACACGATCATCTGCCCGAAGTGTCACACGAAATTTAGGATGGAGGGGTAAGATATAACCAACACCACAAACATCAAAAAAAGGATGACAACAAGAACATATCAGTCTAAAACATTCTTATATAAGTAAGAAACTAGTATCTTTGTATACATAAAAGATTCAAATTCACAAAATAGCATAAAAACAAATATGGAACAGTTAAAAGTTAGAAATTTTGGAGCTATTAAGGAAGCTGATATTGATATCAAAAAATATAACATTCTAATAGGGCACACCTCTAGTGGAAAAAGTATTATAGCAAAACTTCTATCAATTTTCAACAACCATTCATTTTGGTCAACTTTAGATGGAGACTTCACTGCCTTTCTAAGGTTGTTAGAAAAATACAACATAAATTTCCCCTTTAATGATTCAACGTTGATACTTTATCAAAAAGACTCTTATTATTGGGAAATAAAAAAAGATCATTTTCACTCAAACTACAACGATGCAGATCTTATTAGTTCTGCAACTTCAGAAGATTCGTATGATTTTATATTAAAGTTTATTGACAAAAAAAGTCAAGATAATAATTTTTCAGAATTAATTAAATCATTAAGAAAAATAACATCTAAAGAAAGTGAATCATTTGATAAAAAAGATCCATTTTATACTGATTTCGTAAAACCTATTTTATTAGGGGTTATATACGATAAGTGTACCCCTGTCTATATTCCTGCTGAAAGAATATTAATTTCGATTTTCTCAAATAATATATTTTCTCTTTTACAAGCTGGAACAAATATACCACAGTGCATAAAAGATTTTGGAAGTTTATACGAAAAAGCTCGTAATATTAACAAAAGTATTGATATTGATATTATGAACATTAAAATTGTCTTTTCAAATGAAGAAGATTATGTTATCCTAAAAAACAATGATGAAAAAATAAAACTCACGCAAGCATCAAGTGGCATTCAGTCAATCATTCCTTTATGGACTGTATTTAATCAATTTGCATCGAATAAAGAAAAACAAATATTAGTAATCGAGGAACCTGAATTAAATTTATTTCCAATCAGCCAAGTATATTTAATTGACTGGATAATAAAAAAAATGAGAAAATCCAAGGGCAAAATTGTAATCACAACACATAGCCCATACGTTTTATCAACCATTGACAATTTAATTTTTGGTTACAAAATTTTAGCAGAAACCAAAGATAAAAAAACAACAGTAGCAAAAAAAATAAAAGAAATAATACCTTCTTGGTCTTTAGTTAACTTTAAAGAAGTATCTTCATATTTCTTTTCATCAGATGGCATTGTCAAACCTATTAAAGACAATGATTTAAAAACAATTGGGGCTGAATATATAGATGAGGCTTCTGACATTTTAAGTTTCACATTTAATGAACTTTGCAAACTTGAAGACCATGAGCTGTAAATGTTTCAACACTACCCCACCTAATGATTCAATAGCTTTTAAAGAACGGGTTGAATTATGTAAATGCAAATGCGATTCAAGGCTTGTTGCTACTGAAAAAAGATGCAAATTCACATTAAAGAAAACAAACGCTGCATCTATTGTTGATAAAATAAAAATAGATAATTACTTATTTTGCACGACGGAATTTAAAAAATGCGATTACCTATTTTATCATTCTAATAAAAATAATGAGGTGTATATTTTTGTCGAACTAAAAGGAACAGACTTAAATACAGCCATAAAACAGCTAGAAAACACCATAAACATATTTTACGATGAAGGTTATTTATACAAGAAACGCATTAGAGGGGCTATTGCTCACACAGGAGTTCCTAGTGCTAATGGATCATACAGAAAAGCAAAATTATTACTTGAAGCAAAAATTAAAAAAAAGATTATTGATTTCCGGATTGAGCAAAAAGGGATTAAAATAACATACAATCCAGACAATGATTCTTTCACACAAGAATAAACAAGAATATTTCTAACTCATTGAGCAAACCCTCTGAAGATCTTGACAAATTTACATAGAAGGAAAGCCCGGTTACTTCATCGTACCGGGCTTTTTACTTATCCCCTCTTCTGTCTCATCAGCTCCTTCCCCGACATTCGTTTGACCTCGGTATCCCCTTTCTTGTCGTACACGACCCTGGGCTTGTCGGCCATCATCAAGAGAAGCAAGAGGTAAGGAAGCTCCTCGTAAACCTCACGATAAGAAAAATGTAAGTTTTCCATGAATGAGGCGATACTTCCGGCGATGGTATTGCCTCCTACTATTTTGGTTTTACTGTCAGATTCGCCAGCTCCATCGCCAACTGGCAGACCACGAAAAAATCACGTCCGGTTATTAGCTCAAAAGCGACAAAATACGCTTGCAATAATTCTTCTTTAGAACCTGAAAGCATCTCTCGTTCGAGGCTTTCAGCTTTTTCTTGATAATCTGGGACATCACCAGCGACCAAGAAAGAAAGCCCCTTGATTATATTATCCAAATTTGCGGAAACTATCTTTATTAACTCCTGCATAGTGCCATTTTCCGGTAAATCAACCTTACTTAAATATTGGGTAGCTCGCATTATCACTTTGATAGCCGGGGCTTTGATTACATAGACTTTTCCTCCAACAATGATTGTCTTTCCGTAGGTTCCGGAAAGCAATTCTGATACATTTTTTGTAGCTTCATTCATGGCTTATAAAATTAGAGGGTGATTTCTCACCCTCGTTATTAACTTATCCCTGCGAAGCGGAATCTTCCCCGTCTTCCCAACGTTCGATAGGAACACCTGCTTTAGTTGGTTTCAACGCCGTAAAGACAAGGGCCAAGCCGATTGCTTTCTCATTGGCCTTGCCGGAAGCTGTAACACCAGCACGAGGGAAAATGATTCTCACACTGTCCTCAGTTGTGGCACGAACGGTAAACTCCTTACTCTCCACATGGTCAGCACGTTCCCATATACCCGGCTTACCATCCGCACCAGCTGTAAATTTACCTCCTTGGAACTTAGCCTTAGTGTTAAGATCATACATACCAATAGAAGCATTGATCTTAACCGCACCTGTCTTCTTAGAGGAATAATAGGTATTTCCAGCTACATCCTTGTAATCCTTGATCTCCGGATCTTCATCCTCATAGGTGAAGGTATCCTCGTGGACTACCGGGACTTCTTCGAAAACAGTACCTTCGGCACCATCAGCCCCAATCGGCGCAACCTCCAGCTTCTGAAGGTTTACAACAACGACTTTTTTATTCTCTGCCATAATTATCTCACATTTAAAACTTCAAACAATACTTTCACATTCACAAAATGACACTTTAACGGTGCATCTTTCTCTTGATTGGTAGAATAGACCTTGTAACGATAGGTAGAACCGTCAAAAGAGGATACAGAACGTAAACCAGACGCTTGCCGCTCTAATTCAGTCAACCTGCTTTTGTTAGCCATTCCGTTAATATCAGGCACACAGAAATTAACTTCAACGAAACCTTTAATCCAGAAAGTTCCCGGTTTGGGTTCTTTCGGGATAACGGTTATCCTCTCTTCGGCAACTTCCCCTTCCGGTATCGCATCCTTCTTATAAGTAGGAATACCGAACGGCTTCAAGTCCCGAACCAGAATAGTTTCTATGTCACCTGTTACTATCATTCAAACTTTTCTTTTAAAATCCTCTCCGCTTCCAAAGCGGCACCACTCAAAACATCAAATTCTTTAGCTTCCACATAAGAGGCGTATTCAGTCTCATTTTTCAGCGTCAGTCCTGTTTCATCTACTTCATACTCGTTAGACTGTCGCAGTGTACCGGTGCGATCCTGATAGTCCCCATTATCCTTAGCGTACTGAACAGCCTCCTCTCCTACTTCAATCATCGCATCTTTGACCTCTCCATAGAACTCATCAAAGGCCGCATCAACATCTGAGAAGTCAAAATCTACAGCCATATTTCCGCATACTTGAAATAGTTAGACTTACCGGACTTGATAACCTTTCCTTCAGCTCTCACGCTTTCTCCGTCCAAGATTCTCACCTCGATACCTGCATTTATCCTCTCGCCCTCATAGACCACGTGATAATTATAGTCATACATTACCCCGTTTACGGAGATTTGCTTCATCACGCCATTATCATCACACCGGCAGGAACCGAAGTCTTTCCAATCCTCTTTCGGGGGGATCGGATTCATGTCCTCGTCAAATGACGGGTCGGACACGACCTTGACCATTAATCTATGTGGAGCGAATATCATAAGAACTTGACTTTGGGTTTATCAGTATTGAGTTCGTCTTTCAGCCCGTACTTCTTACACAAGAAAGAATAGTAGTCCTTAATACCTTGAATGTTCCATGACATAGAGAAACCGCTTTCACTAATAGAGGTAGCACGAAGTAATAGAGAGGGGATGAACCTCGCCATCGCCACAGAGACACGACTATAACAATCCTCGTTCATCTCATCCTCTCCGCTTATCTTCGAGGAAAGACACATATCTAGAAGGTCAGCCTCCGACAACTGAACGCCGAAGGTCTGAAACCTCTGTGATATGTATTCATTTACCGTCATGCGTTCATCGTAGAAAGATCGAAGTTCACAATCTTGTTCGGAGCGGTAAACTCAGGAATCCACTCTGCGGTGTACTCCATGTATCTACCCTCTTCGTCACGATAGTTGCATACAGACATCTGACCTTCCGCTGTATTGTAAGAACGTCCCGGTACTGGGTCTGTCATTACATACGGCTTGTGGTGGCGCATCTTCATCACTTTGTCAGACCGCAACAGGGTGATACGGTCGTCTGGATAAATCTGTACGTTCTCTCCGTTTTGATTCTCAACGTAATCTTCCTTGATTTCAATTGCCGGAAGACCGATACCTGTAAATACGCTGGATGCCATTTGGTCTGTAACCAATCCAGCATTAACCATGAACTCACGCTCGCCAAGAATCATCTTGAACTTATCCCCGAACTCGGAAGCACCTACAATATTCTTCATGAATGTGCTACGAGACATAATCATTTTGGAGAACACACCGTATTTGGCTTTAAGCTTCTGAATCTCCTGCTGCAAGTAAGAGATAAACTTATCTTTTGCTGCAACTTCTGGAGTAAGGAAATGGAATGGCAACTCAATATCGAGCAACTCGATATTTTCTTTATTGTCCGCTAAATGAACCTCTGCTTTGCCGGTCATCAACAATTCAGGAACAACAATATCCATACGCTTGTGCGGAGCAAGCAAGATCTGGCGGTAATCATCAACAATGAAGTCGATAATCTCCTGTAAGATCGTACGCTGATCTGCGGTATTAGCGGCATTGAATTTATCAATGATGTCCTGCAACTGAGACAGACGTTCGATGTCTATCTGATAACGGTCACCCAGATAAGCGATTTCGGTGTAACCGCTTCCAAGGTTACGTCTTTCTCTCAACGGTTTCTGGTCATTCTTACCAAGGATAGACCCGGCAACGACACCTGTAACCGTTCCTAAATAGGTCTTGAAAACACGCTGTTTGGTCTCCAAGAAATCACCGTACTGCTTCCAGTAGATTGTATCCAATCTCAATTGAAGCACACGGTCAATCACCGCTTTTACGATGTTAGGATCTGTAAATAAAGTTTGTATGGTCAAATTCATATCTAAACTTTTTATGATTAATACTCAAACTGGAAACGACTTGTTAATCCGGCCTTATCCAGATCATGGATCGGGAGGATCAATTTGCTTTCCTTCACTTCATACGCCTGCATCAAGAGAGTGCAGAGAACAGCGCCATCGTCTTCAACTTTCTTTGCGTCGAAGAGAACGAAGTTTGCAGTATGCTTCTTCTTTGTGCCTCCTACTGCTGTGGCTTCAAAAAGAACAGTGTCTTTCTCAATATCAGCACCGAAAGCGGCTTTGATAGTCAGAACGTCGTAGTTTTCGTTTGATTTGTCGATAGCGGAAACCTCTGTACCTTTAGTGCCGTTCCCAATGAACATACCAACATAAGCCAGCGATTTTTTTGCGATTTTGATAGATAAAGCATCTGCTCCATTAGCATAAGCTTCCACAACTTTCACGTTGCGGACGGGAACAAGTGTGCGCTTTACCAAATCAGCCTGAACCGGGGTGAACACAGGTAAGAAAGATCCTACCACCAGATTGGTAATATCCAACTTCCACGGGCCGCTCTTTCTGACACCGGATTCAACACGGTAAAATTCTTGCACCTCCTTTTCAGGGGTTAAATTGTACTTAGTACCTGCTGCCATGATTAATTTTTGTTTTGTTCAACAATCGTTTTTGTCCCCTCGCTAATCATGCTGGCGATAGATTCCGCTTCCGTTTTCGTATCACCACCTACTTCGGGACTTCTTACGCCCTCAAAGCCTTCGTTCGTCAATTCCTGCTTTACATCCTTGAAATAAGCATCCAAGTCTGCGTCCTCAGGAATACCGTAACGCTTTGCTTGCGATTCGGGAATACCATACTCTTTAGCCTTTGCCAAAATCTGCTCCTGACGGGTAGCCTGTAACTTCTCTGTCTCAAACTGAGTAAGTTTATCGGAGAGAGGTTTCATGGCTGCGCTCACTGCATTGGCGATGATGGTTGCCATGTCATCAGCAGGTTTCTTAACAGGCTTTTCTACCGGTTTCTCGATTTCGATTGGCTTACCGTCCTTCAAGCCGTGTTTCTTCTCGTAGTTAGTCACTGCGGAGGTAACGGCTGTATTAGCCCGGAAATCACCATAGGAATTTAACACGTCCTGAAAGCCTACTCCATCCGCGATTGTCTGTAATTGGCTTTCATCCGTTACTCCGTTCGCTTTTTTCTCAGCGATCCGGATTAAAGTAGCTTCATCAACCCCAGGGAATTTGGTTTTGAGTAACGCTAAAATCTTTTCTTTCATACCGTATGAATTTTCGTTTAAAATCTTTGGTATAAAAGTAGATAGCTAATATGTGAGTGAGAAATTTTAAAGGGTAGAATATATGACAATAGAGCTATTGTCGTGAAATGAGGTAGAAAGGATATTAAAAAGGCGTGAAACTGGGGAGGAGACACGCCTAAATATAACTGAATAACATGCTTAAATGCCCAACATAGCTGCCGGCTGTATATTTAGTACTCGGCAAAGTAATCTAGCAATTTTCAAAGTGGGTTCCGATCTTCCGGAAATATAATCATTAACTCTCGAAGGGCTTATGCCAATCTCACTTGCAAGCTGTCTTTGTGTCATTCCTTTTTCTTCAAGAGATAATTCTATCAATTCAGATACAGTTGGTTTCTCAATTGGATAGTGTTCCTTTTCATAGGCAATCACTATATCAGACATAACAGAGAGTTCTACTGCACTCTTGTCGTTTGCAGGAGTATCGTCTTCAACCATCGGTAGAAGTTCTTCTATTCTTGCCAATGCAAATTTGTATTGTTCCTTAGTAATTTTATTCATGACCTTATCTATTTATATGGTTGAACAATCTATTTTATCATAATCTTTATGAGTCCCTACCCAGCGAATGAAAATATATCCCATCGTAAATTTAACAACTACCACCAATCTATAATTATTGCCTTTGATGTTGAAAACATAGTGCTGATTACCGACATAGTCAGCAGAAAGAAAATCGACTTTAATATCAGACAGGTTTTTCCATTCTGCTTTTTCAGCTACATCATACCAGCGTTCAAGGGCTATGCGAGAATCCTCGTAACCTTTCGTCTCGTAGAAATCTTTTAGCTTCTTATGCGATACTATTCTCATATCTCTTTCATTTGATGCAAATATACGATATTATTTTGAATTATAAAATTACTCTAGATAAAATATTCTATATTACAGAATTTAAGCAACAAAAAAGCGGAACCCAAAGCCCCGCTCTCTATGATGGTAACATAACATTTAGGCGGCAGAAGGAACATTCTTTTCTTTTCCCGCCTTTTGGTTCATTTCCTCCTCTTCAATCTCCTTCAGCTCTTCATCTATGCAACTTATGGTATAGGCTTTTGCCCTGCACTTGTTAGTTTTTGATTTAACGAGGCTTTCATTTTTGCAGCTTTGGCAGCCTGAACAAAATACAAATCAAAGAGAAGTTCCAAAACATCTAACAAGAACTCCGCTTCATTAGGTTCTACATCCAAAATCTCACCCGATACCTGATCTTCCATTCCATGAGCGGCAATATTTCCAAAACCACGAATTATTTCAAGATTATCACTAATATAAGATGGCAATTTGTTTGTTGCAATTAGTTTGTCTATTTCTGTTTTAAGGTTGCGTTCCTTTATACCTTCTTTCAAACGAATGATATTCTGCAAACATCTACGACTTAATGCTGCACTTGCTTTAGGGCTAAAAGGAAGTACTAAACAAGCTTCATTATAGTCTTCTGCAAACTTAGGTTCTACCTCAGGCGCAGCAGGCATTCTACCACTTCCAATCGGGAATAGTTGTCTATACTCACACGAAGGCTGTTCTCCGATTAATATTGTACCATCACTATATTTACTTGCATTACTCGCATATCCCAAAAGCACAATAGGTCTGTCACATTCTTTATTTGGGCATCTCATATAGAACAAACTATAATAAGTATTCCCGTATCTTCCTATGTGTTTTTCTGCAAAATTTTCATTAACCTCTACCTGACAATGTGGACATTTCATATCTTTAATCTTTAAATTGTTATAATTTTCCAGCTAAATCTTTTACATCTTCAGCAGACTTCATTTCATGTACCGTATCACCTACTTTTACAAAGCCTACAATCTTGCCATCAGAAGGTTTTTCGAAAAGTTCGGTAACTGGAACACCGAGGGCGTTAGCGATTTTCTCCAAAGTTTCAAGAGTAGGATTGCCATTAATAGCACGGCTAAGACTCTCCCTAACCATCTGTATTTTATCAGCAAGTTCGCCAATAGTTATGCCTTGCTCTTTACAAATTTCTTTAACTCGTATGTTCATATTGCTATGTGATATTATATGTATAGGTACAAAAGTATGCGATGTAACCTATATAATCACGTTTGCTTGATTAAATAACGTTAAATATCAAATATCAAACGGCAAAATAATTGCAGAATTTGGTAGTACGAAAGAAGCTGAAAGAGAAACTCACATAAATAATACAAGCATTAGCCGGTGCTGTAATGGCAAACAACAAACAGCTGGCGGGTACAAGTGGAAATATGAAGAGGGGCACTAAGTCCCCTCTTTCTGGGTATTCTGCTTTTGCATTTCAAGGTTTTGTTTTTCAGCTTGTTCTTCTTTTATTTCAGCAAGTTCTTCATCCAGCCGTTCTAAGTTGCCTGCAAACATGACACCATGTTTTTGAGACCAAACCTGTCCTTGAACGGCTTTAACTGCCGTAGATACTTTATCATCCAAATTATCAATAATATAGGGTTGAATTTCAACTTCAACATCAATTGTCTCGGAAGGTTTTTCGAAATTAGTATTGATTGAGCCAAGTGCCGATATGAGGAAATTAATACGTCTCTGCATAAAAGCTCCGATTTCTTCTGCTGAATTTTCTACAGCCATATGTGCACCCATAAAGACATACCGGAAGGCTTCGCCCGATAATGCGTTTCCTGTACCTTTTAAATTCTCAAATGAAATGCGGGGAGTATTGGTAAGCGCATATGCCTGATTAAAGTGATTTTCAAATTCGACTTTTACAGGGTCACTTGCTTGGTTCCATGTCAGATAAGCTGCATCTGCACCATCTCCAGTAAGCTGAACCACCCTGTTTCTAAACTCACCAGACATCTTTTCCACATCGCCAAATAATTTCAGGATAGGAAAGAAATGATAGTCTATACAATCCGCATAGCTGGAAAGAAGTTTCTCCAAACGTACCCGAATAGTACGTATTTTGTTGCAATATGCTTCCGGACGATAGCAATACATTACCGGTAATTTCTTAAAGCCATGCTTGAAAGCGGAAACCATCTCCCAACCTTTGTCTAACTCCCACTGGTAAACTACATCTTTCGTCACAGTCATAAAACAGGTGATTTCGTGGTCGTCCAGGTCTTTCTTTTTGTACTCACGAGAGAAAGCGACCATATCGCCAGAATCATCAAAGAAAGGATATAGCTTATCACCCCGGAACGGTGACCAAAGAACACTACGTAGTTTGTATTGAGGCATAGATTTGCCAAATAGATTGGCTACTTTTGCCTTTAACTTCGCCCAGAAGCCATCGTCTTTTGTTACATACCAGTATTCAGCTATTTCCTGTTCTGATAGCCAAGAACGAACAATCTTCCGGTTCTGATATTTGATTTTATTCTTCTTCAGGACTTGCTTCAAAGCTTCAAAGATACCTTTCTCCGATTCATCTGGAGTACAGTCCATCTTTGGCTCAGTACCAACGGTGAAAGCCGTTTGGATGTTCACGATATCCTGTTCCAAAGGAAGGGCAATCCGGTTAGGATCAACCTTCTTTGTCTTTTTCGGGATGATAGTAGTCTTGCCTGTCTTTTCGTCAAATACCTCTTTCTCCTGCTCCATAGTGATTTCTATCTGTGGATACTTTTCTTCATCCATGATGATTTCATGCTTATTGGGGTCCCAATCAGCATATAGTTTCTCCCGGTCTGGAAGCTGAGTTTTACGACCTTTTTTCAGATAGTAAATTTTACGGTCTATATCTTCGAGTGCTAAAATTTCATCTATCGTTTTCATATACTTATATTTTAATGTCCAAATACTCCTGAATTATCTTTCGGCTTTATTATTTTACCAAGAAGCTCACCCAATACATAGTAACGGACAGCATCTATGCCATGATTGTCGTGATCTTCCGGTTCATTGATATAATTTCCGTCTTTATCCTTGGCCCATACATACTTGCGGTACTCGCGGATAAGATTATAAGACCGTTCTGTAATGAATGTCTCCATGCTTTGCATTTTGTCAATACCGGCATTGATAGAGCCTGCACCTTTCTCTACTGGATATATCTTAATCCCTCCGTTGTGGACTTCTTGGATAAGCCGGGGATCGGCACTATCCGCAAGAACTTTTAGCCCCCACGGACGGAGCGTTTTAATTATATCCCCTGACAGAAGACCTGTACGATAGTCAAGCTCATCGAGATACAGAGCGTTATCAATGATACCGCAACGAATGGAAGCAGACGGGTCATTTGTGTAGCCCCAATCCTGACCGATAGCAACCTTCTTACATTGTGGGGGAAACTCTTTCACAATACCCCACTTCTTGAACACCGCACCTTCCGCAACATCGGCCCACCGACCGATAACTACATGAGCGTACTTTTCGGGATTGTTCTTTTTCATATCCTCGACCTCTTTCAAAAACTCCGGAGAAAGGTTATCCAAGTTATCCAAGTAGGTCGTATGAATATGAAGCACATTCGGATGAGTGGAGATTTGAACTTGCACACCGTCAATCTCTACCAACTCGTGAGTTTTCTCGATATATTTTTTATAAATGAAGTGATTGGAATCAGTCGGATTCATTATGATCATAATCCGGTTCTGGATTCCTTTCTGGCGGATAGAAAGCATTATCTTATCGAAGTCAATTTCACTCGTCCATTCTTCTGCTTCATCACACACGAAAGTAGTTAATGCATGAATAGATTTCAGTTTCGCCGTCTGATTTCCAGATGAAGTCTTAATACCCCTGAACATGATACGGCTCTTTGTCATCTTATTGACAACATCCGTTTTCGTTGTCTTGAAAAAACGTTTTGTTCCCTCATCCTGCACCTTCTCAAGAAACTCAGGTATAACAGACATCGAAGCAGAAATCATTGTATAACGAGTGTATAAAATTTGATGAACCATTCTATGCACAGGTGTCATTTCAAAAGTAAGACGTTCAATAAACGTTGCTCCATTGTAAGATTTTCCCGAACCACGTCCTCCCGTAATAAGAATGATAAACTTCTCCTTATCTAAGTATAGAGGAAGATATATATCTTGCGGGTCAATTACCGGCACTATTTGTTCAACTTGTGCTTTATCCATTCTTCGATATTTATTCCACGTTCGATATTCGAAGGAATATCATCATCATTATCAACTCTCGGAGCTGGTCTATTCCATTGTTCAGGTTTACGGTTTTTGAGCCAAAAGATGCCAGCCGTTGTATCGGGAGGAACTTCTTGCTCAAGCTCAACAATCTCTACCCTCTCTTTCTCACAACGCCTACCCTCTTCATCGAAATACACGTCTTTAACCTTGATAGCTTGCTGAACCAGAACTTTCATACCCATAGCCTTACGGTAAATCTTACTTTCAATAGCAAAGTCGATAGGCGCACGCCCGTTTTTTAATGCTTTAGATAATTTAGGTAGTTTTCCTTTCAAAACTGAGAAATGAGCTTCACTGTAGCCGATGTTTGCTGCTATTTGCTTATCGTCTAATCCATCCCTCGCCCAACCCTCAATACGGATTAAGTTCTGTTCATCATCAAAATCAAACTTCGGCTTTGCCATATTAATCTACTCTTTCTACTTGGTCACTAAATACTTCTCCCTTTATGAATTTCATAGCCGGATCATAGCCGAATCGCTCACAGAAAGCCGCTTTAGCTTCGTAGGTGTCGAAAGAAAGCATCACATAAGCATCCATATTCTCGGCTCGCTTCTGTGCGTTCTCCTTTACCTGTTGCTTAACCTCTTTCATGTGGGCAACCTTTTCGGCACGCTCCAACAGCTTGGCTGCTTTCTCGGCTTCTTTCTGTTCGGTTACCGGTGCCATCATATCAAATAGAGCGTCTGCTATAGAGTTTTCCTCTTCAGTTTGTAACAGGTAATCAACACCAATCATATTTAGATCGGCATCGGTAAGACCTGCATCTTTCCAATCAATATCGGGAACAAGCTGTGCAAGGGCATCGAAATCCCATGTACCTTGCGCATTTGGATTGTTCATTAAAATATTGAGTTCCTTCTCCTGCTTTTCGTCCACATCTATGACATCAACACGAATGCGATAGTCATTATCCGGGTATTTCTGCAAATCATCCATGACGGATAAACGCTGATGCCCGCTGACAACGGTCAATCCTGTACGCTTGTTCACGACAATTCCACCGACTAAACCAAACTTCTTAATACCACGCTTTAACGTCTTGCGTGATTCCTCGGACAGCTTTCTTGGGTTGTAATCAGCAAGATGAATGGCAGAACGGTTAAGTTCTACCGATTCACTCTTTATGTATTTACTTAGTTCCATTGTCATATTCAAATAAAATTCTTTCACTCATTGGAAAAGCTTTAATGATCCTCCTCAAATCACCCGGGTAATTCTTACGAAGCCACAAGAAACAATCAAGATTGAACCCGATACCGCCAGATGCCTTGTTTGAATACCGGACCGGTTCAGGAAGTCCTTTCTGTCTCATGTAAGTAATAACATCTCTTTGCGTCCAATCAGCCAGAGGATAAACCTTGCCTGCGTTCTCATAATCCTGGTAGGTATTCAACATCAACCGGCGGTTCATACTATCAGCCTTCTTCATGCCATAAAAAACGAACTCGATGCCGAATTTTAACCGCATAGCTAAATCAACATCAGCCAACTTTAAGAGTTTTATCTTTGGATTGGGAACACAATACATACCGGATCGAAGAATATAAGTAAGATTCCAATGTGGTACTTGGATAAACTCAACTTTCGGATATTTAGCTTTTATCCACTTGATATACCTTTCGATATGTTCTAATCCTTCAACAAAGTACATGAATACGCATACAATCCGGTCAAATTCAGGATAGATCAGATCCAGCAACACAAGGCTATCCTTACCCAGAGAACAAAAAACGATAGCCTCATTAGATTTTACTCTAACGAGGTCTATCGTCCTATATGTTCTCTCAAGCAAGGTCATCCCGAACTCATGCCTAAGCCAGCACGCACATTCCTGTACTGCTGATTTCTGGTAATAAATCTACCACCTTGAGAAACTCTGTTTGTTCCTGGTACCGTCAAACCTCTACGGCCGCCTCTGTAATTAGAGGTCGCAAAACCCGTTCTGTTAGTTCTTCTACCGACTCAGCAAATTATTAATGGTTAAACATTGGATTTATCTAATACCTTACCTAGATCATAAACGATCTGAGCCATTACGTATTCAACGCCATCGACTTCATAAGGGATTTCATCGCCGTCTTCATCAGTCAAGATCTCTACTTTCGCCCCTTTTATTTCGACGATCGCAAATGGACGTGTACCCTTGTACTCACCGGTTAGAAACTTAATAGCATCGTATTCAACCGGCACCACTTCGGGTTCTTGATCTTCTGGTACTTCTTCAAAATGCTTGTATTCTTTGTCATCAACTTTATACCGGACATATTTTTGAGAAGTATTAGGCCGGATCTCTCTAAACTCTTGTGTTTTATTACCGGCTAAAATTTCATCAAAAAACTTCTGTTTAATCGAAAGCGTTAAAATATTCATAATCGTGTCATTTTTCAATTAATAACTAAGTAGTTGCGGGTAACGGAATCGAACCGCTGACCTTCACCAAGTCGAAGTGACGAGCTGACCACTGCTCTAACCCGCGATAGCACCACTAAGGTACTACCACAACCAAAGATACAGAAAGATCTTCAATCGTTATTTATGACAATCGATTTATTGTCGTGAACTAAGCCATTTATCCCGTTTTTCTCTGCACGCCTCTAAAGTAGGCGCACAACAAGCAAACAATTCACCACTTTCAGTACGGTAATCGTATTGGTACATTCTCACTCTCTTACCTCTCAACTTGGTAGTGTAGGTAGTGTAATTCTCTTTACCGGGTTGACATACGCTGCAACCGTTTACGTTAATTGAGTTCATAAGCTATTTATTTTGTTTGATATATAGATACTTCATGGTTACAGAAATCGCCTGCACTACACATAACAATGATTCAACTTTGGTAATCGTACCGAAACATTGACCTAAGAGTGCCACAATCATAAGCAGGATGAATATTCTTACATCTGTATTACTCATGGCTATCTATCCTTTATCCACTCTTGTAACCTATCAATATCACCATCTGAAAACTGTTGAACTACTTCTATAATATCATAGTTCTCTATCAGCATGTTCAGAAATTCATTTGTATCATTAAGGATATTGAATTTCCCACGTTCTACACCGTCTGCAAATCCTTTGTTATAAATATCTTGTTCTGTACCCATAATAATCTATATTTAATGTTTCACATTCAATCTTTCTTCACTCGTATAAGCCACTACAAGACCGGTTTCATCATGCTGTATCGTGATATACTTCTCGCCTCTTTCTATGGTAGAAAAGTCGCACATAGAACATAACTTACCCAATACTTTGCCCAGTTGCTTCATCAATGGGGCTTTAGGACTGATAACTAAAACTAAATCTGCTTTCATAATCATTTACTTTACTATTATATCAATAGGCTTATTAGCAAACCAATAGCAATCCCAATCTAAGTAGACACATCTACCAAATTTGTTAGGATCACAGAATCCCAATATCTCGAACGGGCCAACTATACAACCGTAACCATTAACAACATCAACTACCTGTCCTTTTACCAGCTCTTTATCTGTATTAGGCATTACGTCTGAAAGGTTATCATAGACTTTTAACTGTTGTGCATCAACCATATTTTCAAAATCTGCTTTATGGGATCGTCTCATAATCGTGTATATTGTGGTAGCCCAAAGGCTACCGAATTAAAAATAAACTTTTACTTTACGATACAAATTAGTGATTGATTGCTTTGCATACATATCACCATTGGCAAACTCTATTCTATTGCCGTTATCGTTAATAATTGGGTTCTCAACTGTTGCCAATTTATAAACTTCTTCTTTTGTCATAATCTTCTATGTTACGCAGGGCTTTCGCCCTGTCGGTTAAACATTTAATATCGTAATCTCTTTGTTACCTATTTCTGAATCTACATTCAGAACCTCATACTTTTGAGCCTTGTAGTTATAAACAACTTCACAGGTATTGAAGCCTCTGCCATCTTCTCTTTGGTCATAAACAGTGTTTATGTGCTGATACATTTATTGCCTAACATGAAGTTTATCTTACCTGATGTACAGAAGTAAAATGCTACTGCATACTTCAATGTTTTCTTCTCATCAATTTTCTTTGTTGCCATAATCATATATCTTTTAATTGTTATTACTTCATTTTCAAGCTATGCAAGTCCAATAATCAACTATGTATTGGATAGCCTCGTCTTTGAAGTCTACGTTGTAGAGTTTACAGGCTTCTGTCATTGCTGCCAATGATTCAAGTTCGTTGTTCATATTATCTTCGTTTGTCATAACCTTTATGTTTTGTTTTACATCACAAACATAACATATAAGTTTTGCACAAACAAACAAAACAAAACTTTTAACTATTATTTAACACACAAAACAAAACTCTTATATTATGTTTGCATCAGAAATAAACATAACATATATATTATGGAGTTGAGAGTAAAAGAGATTTGTAAAGAAAAAGGCATCCTATTTAAGGATTTGGCAGAAAAATTAGGTGTTACAGATGTCGGATTGAGAAAACAGGTTCAAGGCAATCCAACTATCGGGACGCTTGAAAAAATTGCAGAAGCTTTAGATGTTGAATTTACCGAACTATTCGCAAAGCAAGAACCGGCCGACCCCAACACGATCACCTGCCCGAAGTGTGGAACTCGGTTTAAAATGGAAGAATAGAGTATGAACCAAATAGATACAAATACGCTGATTACAATATGTACATGTGCGATTGGTCTAACCCAGTTTTTTCTTTGGAGATATATTGCTCGTAACAAGTCCTACGAATCGGAAAAAGGTAAAAACCTTGCAACAAAGGAGGATATTAAAGATATTACCCAAAAGATAGAATCTGTAAAAGATAACTACAATAAGGCTTTAGAAAACTATAAAATTGAACTTCAAAAAGAATTTGAATCATACAAGTATATTTCCGATTTATGTAATAATATTGATAAAGAACTACTTCAAAGATTAATAACCTGCAAAAATGATATAGCCGACGTTTTTAATGATATCACAAACAATAGCGTAGTCGATGATTCTTCAATAAACTCAATAAGACAACTTTACGAATACCTAGAAATATACAATATGAGGTATGGAGATAATGAATGTGTAAAAAATATAATATCAAAAAGCAACAGCATTTATCAAAATTACATAAATAATCAAGATGGGTATAACTTTAATGACAGAGCGTACTTTGAAAAAATACAAGATATCGAAAAATATTCAACTCTGATACTAAGCCATTTTCTTCCTAAAATTAATTTTCCAGACTCTATAAAGCCGGCCTAATCCCCCGGCTTTATCCTTTTCATCATTTCCCCATATATCCAATCCACATCCTGCCGAAAATACTTATACAACTGATAAGAGAAAACAAGATTATTACGGTTATCGGATATGGCCGTCTGCGCGCTAACGCCTAAGACCTCCGCTAATTTATTCCGAAGACCGTTCTTCATCTTCCCGCCGGCGAGAGTACTTGGAGAGTACAAAAACAGGATGATAAAGATGAATTTCTTTCTTTGGGTAACATTCCCCAACCTAAACGTCTCCTTTTGAGAAATAATTTCTTGGAACCACCTATATAACGTTCCTATCATATCAAGATCAGTCAATATAGGTTCTGTTAGCTCTTTTTCCCTCTCCGATAACTTTGATTTCTGCTCTCTGATGGATTTTATTTCCGCAATTTCTGAAAACATGGCACGATTATTTAAAAGTAAATATTTATATTTGCACTAAATAATCGTGTGGAGAGGTGACGTTACTGGTGGTTCGGGGCGTTGCCTCTTGTGTTTATGCAAAGTTCACAGAACCTTTCGGTTCTGTATATCCATAACATCCCGGGATATAACCGGAAGTTTTTCATTATCTTCTTGGCTTGTCTTAATCTCATGATTATTTAATCATTAGTCAATTCAATAAAATCCTTGCTTGTCAAATATAAACGATGCTTTATACCAATCGCTTTATAATAGTCTCCATTTCCGATGTCTTTTCCCATAAAGTCAACTTCAACAACCAACCCATTCACTAATCCATCGTCATGATGATACTTCTTGTCTGTTTTAATTTGTACTTTCATCTTTCACTACTTGAATACAAAAACTGCTACCAGAATAGCAAATAGAGCAATGGAGGTTAACCACCCGGCAGCGGCCCAGCGCACAGCATTACAGGTTTCTTTATCTTTTCTCTCAATTGCTTCCTCACATGCTAATTTAATATCAATCATTTCACAGATTTCTTCAAACGTTTCCTGTGCCCAAAGTTTTGCTTTTAATGCCACTGATTCCATTTGAGGAGTAATGTCCTCCCCTGTTGAAACCCGGATATGTTCATGCATTCGATAATTATCTCCGAAAGCAAATCTCAGATTGATTTTCATTGAAGGAGTCCTTTCTTCCAGTAACCTTCTTGCTTTCAGTTCTGCTTTTTTATCTATATCGTCCTCGTTTAATGAAGCCATTTTAATGAGATCTTGATAGTCATCGGTATTAATCAGAACTATATTTTCTATCTGTGTGTCCATAGTTTATTCCTTTTTTATATCTTTGTTCTGATGATCCATGCGTGACGGATGTATTCAATAATATAATCTTAAAAATTATGCTATTAGAATATATCACAGAATGGATAAACGAACATCCATTATTAATCGAGTATGTCTTAAACCCTTGTTTAGGAGTATTGTATAGTGAAGCTTGGGACTGTCTTAAACAACAGTATAGTAACTACAAAGCTCGTCGTTATCAAAACGCATTGGATAAATAGACTGCGTGACATTTCCTTTAGAAGGTAACAGTCTTTTTAGGACGCTCCAAGGCGTCCTTTTCTTTTCTCTGTACCTCATTTTTTCTTCCAATTGATTACATTCTGCTAGCGACGTTATTGTCGTTAGCAAATCTTTACTATATTTGTCAACACCAATTATGCGCAGGGGCGTTTATCATTCTGTGTGCATGTGGAAATTGGTCGATTTTTTAAGCACAAAAAGCAACACGCAACTAAAGATGGGCGTAGTGATACGCCAATCTTTTTTAATTTAAGTAGTTAGTTTCTTGACTTCCGACATTATGTAGTCGAAATGCTCTCTAAATTCTTTGGTATGAGTAAACACAGGAGAATCCATATCAGACAAATTCATATTTACAATATCGCCCATACACTTTACATGCTCGGAATGAGCCTTATTATAACCGCTCCTATAAGCATTCATAACCAACTGTCTGACATCCATCCGGTCTATTGATTCTGGCTGTGGATCACACACCTTTTTTGAATGTTCAATCGCTAGCATTGTAACTTTTTTCTTTTTCATGTTCATATCTTCTTAATCATGAGCCTTCCCATGAAGGCTCGGTTAATACTATTCCTCAAGATCGGGTATAGGCATCCAATGGGTAACACAAATTTCATCACCATTAGTATCATGCCATTCATTACATTCTCTGCAATACCAACCCTGTTGTAAGTATTTAAAATAATCAGTACACCAGCAGCCAGTTATTACCAGATCTTCATCATCAGGTAACTTATCTTTTGCGTTTATCCACGGGGATTGCTTTGCCTGCCATTCGGCACCCCTCTTGAATCCCTCAATATAATAAGGTTGTAAATCCGGATTATAGCAATAATCTTCAAATAATGCGGCATCAAGAGCCGCTTCTTCTACAGTCTGCCCCGTATCAATCTTGCTCATATTTATTTATCTGTTTGAATTTCATATTCCTCCTTGGAAATCTGTCTGTAATAGTCAATGACCGCATTTCCAACTCCTTTATCCTTGGCTATAATCTCTTCCGTCTCCCGGACTTTAAACTCATCGCATGCGATGAATATCCGTCCTCTATCTCCCCTAGGAAGCCAATACGAAGCGAAGTAGTATTTTTTCTTTGGGTTGAGAATGCCATAGATGAGATATATACCGTAAACCAAAAAGGCAATCGTAATCCAGTACCTTGGGATGATAAGCCCTATAGCCCATGTGATGAACACGAAAGAAAGAACTATCAGTATGGAGGTTATCAAGCATTCGATCTTATTCTTCATTTGATCCTCCTTTCAGTAGTTCGGGATTGTCATAAACATTACCTATTACTTTAATTTCTCTTTTATAATCAGTCCACCAGCAAGGACTAACTTGCTGCCAATAACGAGTTTTAAGATCACAGTCCAAATCTGTAAGATTAGCCAAGCAATAACTCGCCCATTCATCTATGTACCTAATCAATTTAGGATATTTGCCATTCACGCTGATAATGTCCCCCTCGTAAATCTCCTTTCCGCTCTTGTCTTTTAGGCCTGTGAACTGGCCTACGGTGTCTTTATGAATGTAATCCCATTCCATAAAAAACGGAGAGGCAGAGCCTTCATTGAATACTCCTTCCTTTTTTATGATTATCATATCTTGCATTTGTGCCCCTAAATCCTTTAGTGTCGTAAGCATACCATGTACCCATTTCCCGCTAGTCGTACTTTTTCCTCTGAATTTAATCTCACGCATATTTTGTGCTCCTTTCTCTAATAAATTATACAAGTATCGCTATCGCCGATAAGTCGGCAATCACCGCATTTATCTGTTAGGTATTTCTTGTCAAGGTATCCTTCCTTGATAAGCCATTCGATAGTCTCTATCAATGCTTCAATCGGATCATCATATCTATGTGATGTATAGTTTACCCCGTATTCAATGCTGTATTGATGAGCCTTAACCTTATTATCGGCATTATACTTTTTAGTATTTAATCCTGCGCAGAGGTAAAGCGTCCCTAAACCATCAATAGCTGGAGGCATCATATATATAAGCTTGGATAGAGACCAAGCTGGATAATGTAAATCCATGTCAAATAGGCCCGGCTTATTCATCCAAGGTTCAACTAACTGATCTTGGACATTATCAATTGACCAATCTTCGGTTTCCGTTATGCGTTGCAGATAGAAGTCTGCCGTCTCCGGTCTCACCCCGGCCTCTAATAGCCGGTGGGATTGTTCTTTATTCGTGCAAATTTGATTCATATTATAATTCGTTGTTAAAATATTCCTTATTATCCATATTTATCCCTCATGAATAACCACGCATTCAATTTGTTCCTCAAACGTAACGTCCACTATATCGTAGGTATAGTCATCGGATGTTTGTATAACGACCTCCGCTTCCGGGTCTTGCTCTTGTAATAGAGCTATTAGTTCTTTATTTCTCATGATTCACCTCCTTCCTTCAATTTAGCTATGAGTTCATCGGCTAATTCCACAGACCATCCCACTACTTTAGAATAAAGTATACCGCATTCAGTACGGCCTTGATGATGTTGCAATTTCACAAACTCGATAGAATAGCGCTTTGCCAAATCATATCTGCGTTGTTCCCAATCAACGGCTTTATCCTCCGTCTTATCTATAACCTCTAGATCCTCTAGAGCGTTGAGTTCCTGTATGAGATCAAGCCCCTCGGAATCCACATAGCGCACCCAATCCTTTTCAGGACAGGTTTCGGAAGATTTGAAGGCTATAACATCAACGATCTCCCCAGTCTTTCTTATTCTCGCTTTCATGTCAATTTGGATTTAATTGTTAATCTATAATTCTTTAATAAATTGTAAAACAACCGTTTCTTCTCTATATATTTGAGTCCCTTTCTTCTAAGCCCTCTTTTTGTTCTGGATACAATCATTTGGCATCCGCTAACACCGACATATATACAATTCTCATGATGTCTCACGGCTTCTTTTAACGTTGCTTGAATCATTAGATCACAATATCTATAGCTGTCATTCTGAACGCCTTCGTATCCTTTGCTCATAATGAAATGTCCGATCTCATTGGCTTCCTGCCTTGAATAGCAGATCGTGAATATGTTATCCATTTTGTTTTTTTCTGGAATATCTATATCCCTTATTTTTCTCATATCAAAATAATGTTTTCTCAATCTCGTAATTGTAAACCAAAACCTCCGTACTCTCCCTTATCCGAGAGTGAACGGCCGTATGAGTGGTGACTTTTACTTCCTTATGGTTCCATTTGTTTTCATTGACAAAGGAGCGTAAGGTGTCAGTCCAGTAATTGCTGAGAATGAATTTACCATTGATCCGAGACAAAAGATCTAGCAGATCCGCAAGGTCATTCTCCCCATAACCATAATAATGACCTTGAACCGCCCCGGGATAAGGAGGATCAAGGTAAAATAACGTATCAACGCTATCCCTGTTCTTGATAACTTTCAACGCGTCCCTACAGGAAATCTGCACCTCTGATAGGCGATCGTACAATTTATCGTTGAACTCCTCACGCTTATTCCTGAAAACCTTCCCGAAGTGTGTCCCGGCGGTACCGTTACAGAATTTCCATCCTCCATACAAGCTACCAGAATGGCACTCATTTGCCATGATCCATACGGCCCAAGCCTTGTCTACATCCGAGACCTCAGATCGTCCTCGATAAATGTTTCTAGCCCTAATGTAGTCAGACTCGGAATGTAGCGATAACCGGATTCTCTCACGTAGCTCCTTAAATTTGGAAGATTGGCAGACCTTGAAAAAGTTTATCAACAAGTCGTTCTTGTCATTGATCACTTCTATCCCTGCTTTAGGCTTCGCAAAAAATACCGCTCCTCCTCCAAAGAATGGCTCGCAATATATCTTATGCCTAGGCATCATTGATACAATGCGTTCGGACAAGTTTTGCTTGCCTCCATAATATGTGATTGGTGTTCTCATGCCACTAATGATTTTAATTCGATTAACTTTCTTGCCAAAGCCTCACATAAAGCTTTAGCCATGCCGACTTCGACGGCGTTTCCGATATATTTCTTTTGCTCCGCTTGCGTACCGATCAACTTGTAGTTCTCCGGGAATCCCATGATCCGTTTCAACTCGGGAATCTTGAGCATTCGCATCATGATATCCACTATCTGATACATGGCCATGAACTCCTTTATCTTGACTATGATCGGGATATCTGTTTCGTAAATCTCAATATAAATATTACCGGCATCATCCATCTTTACAAAGTCCGGCACAGCATCAAGATTGGATACAGTCTTGGGACTAACCAAGTGAGGTGGTCGCTTGTCCATTCGGGCAATCAATGTAAAACAAGGGTTATCGATCGAACTTCCCGAAGATGCAAATTGTGGATTCATCAGGTAGTGCCATTTCCGATTAGCTGTTATTACAGGAGCTGGCTCATTGACTCCGCTACCGACATTGTTGAAATTGGTATTCATCACCCACGGACGACAGCTCACCAGATTATATTTGGGATTGGCTGTTATTGCTCCAAGTGGACGGTCTGCACCAACTGGCTTACTTTGTCCGAACTGCTGGTCCATAAACTGGCAGGAGACAAGCCGCTGTTTTGGGATCGCCAATATAGCCGGAGCGGGATGGTTGATATCGGAATGCTGACCACCGCCGGAATAGTAGTTTATGATGAACGGGGTTACAAGCGATAACCGGTCTTTCGTTAGTAATGTCGGGCATGGAGCTTGTATATCTTTGGCTGTGTCTTTAAAATTGTACGAACATAGAAACCTTGTACTTACCAATGAATGATTGTCCTTACACTTAATGGTATGAGCTGGTCCCGTAATAGGTATATTCTTACTTTCCGGATGTCCGCTAAAGTATTTCGATAGGAAATGAGTCCTCACTATGCCTAACCTTCCTTGACAACTGATCGTCGGGCAGGGTTCTTCTATGCTAGGAGGGACATGCTTACCAGTTTGCCCATTAACAGAGTTATATTTCAACAGCCATTTGTCTTTTCCTCCGGCAACGTGACGAATAAGCCCAGCATAAACCCTCTCAAATGTTTTAGGCGAAAGAGGCTTCTTGCGCTTAAATATACTCGTTCCCTCATCCTCTAAATTCAACACGTCTTTTACAGGTTTCCATTTCTTCAACTCGCCAAATAGGGTTTGAGAACCTTCCTTACAATGGGTTGGTTCCGGCCAGACTATAGGCATATCCTTTTTTGCGAACTGACCGAAGAAACGTCTACGGGAAGTATATGCTCCAAAATCGGCGGCGTTCAGGATGCGATGATCGAACTTATACCCGTATTTCTTGACCTTGTTCACCCACCGGAGATATAATCGTCCCTTGTCTTTTGACACGGGCTTCCCGTTTTGATCTAGGTCTCCCCAACACATGAACTCCTCCACGTTCTCGATTTGTATCAGGTCGGGATTGATATCATCAATGTACCGGAAAAGATGATCGGCTAATGTCCGGCTATCCGGATCTCTCGCCTGTCCTCCCTTTGCTTTGGAGAAGTTAGTACATTCCAATGAGGCCCATAGCACAAACCTCGCATTGGGATTCCGGAACTTGATCTTCTTGATCAGATTAACGATCGGTGCCAAATCAAGCGTACGCATATCCTCCGTGAAATGGAGGGCGTAAGGATGGTTAGCCATATGGCTGGCGATAGCGTTCTTATCGTGGTTGACGCAGGCTATAACCTTCGCAATAGAACCACCTCCTATATTCGCCTGTTCCACGCCGGTGGACGTTCCACCTGCCCCACAAAACAGGTCAATATAGTAAAGATCCACGTTATCCTTCTTATGCAATTCCGCAAGGTGATGCAAGAGAATGATCGTCTTGAATAATGCTTCAGTATGTGTCATGACCTGTCAATCTTTATGAAGATCACGCTTTCTCCATCTGGCCTCTTATGCGCCATGCAAGCGCAGGAATACCTACACTCTTCTATACCTCCTCCATCATCACGAAAGGAGCATCCTACACAAACGTTTCCTTTAGTATTTCCTTGCGGTAGAAACTCTATCGCAGCATAATATAATCTACCGATCTTGACCAAATGGCCCAAAGGAGCATTCATTAACTCGTTTACTTTTTCCATTGCTTTTTTGATTTTTCTTCCATTTTTGATATTCATCCCAAGTTAGTCCGATGCTTTCCTTCGCTTGGACACGAGGACGAAAAGCATCAGCTGCCTTAATAGCCTCGTTTTGCGCCTGAGTGTCCCTATGGATGTCATACTTTGCCATCCAATTCATTATGACCTCGCCGTCTATACGACCAAAGACTTGTCCGAAATAACCTTTCTTGGCCATTTTGAAAAAGAGCTTGAAGTCCTCCGGTTTATAATGTGGGTATTCTTCACGAACAAGATCTATAGTATCTTTAATTTGAACGGGGTCCATCGTTCCATTAGTTGAGTAGAAATTCACGAATTGCTCAAACCATGTGTACATTAGCGAGTTTACGAAGATGTCATCATAAGTCATCGATAATTCCACGATAGAAGGCGAGATCGATTTAAAGACATCAATCGCCGTCTTTGGATTTATACTGTTCCAGTACGGCTCTGGCGAATTGGCCCACAGTTTCACGGCTTGCGGCTTTGTTTCCGGTAGACTTGGTAAAAGATCCAAATCCGGCCTTTGGTATCGTGCTACTTGATTTTCCATTGAATTTTTCCTTATTAAACCATGTAGCAAGTCTTTTAGCGACCTCCCATGTTTTATTCGTTTCAAATCTCATCTTAGTTTCTGACTTATTGAGTTCAGACCAGTAATCAAAGAAAGCCCGGATCATTTCCTTCCCGTATCGTTCCACATAAGGAACCAGAGAATTATAAAATTCATCCCTCCGTTTGAGCGTAGCGGCTTTAGCCGCGGCAAGTTTCTTTGCTTGTTCGGCTTTCTTTGCCTCTACGCTAGTAGAGGTTTCTTTAGGTTTACTATTATCTACTTCTTCTCTAATCTCTTCTTGCGATAGTTGGGCGATTGGGTGGCTATCGGGTGGCGATTGGGTGGCGAAAGAATTATTATCAGGTGGCGATTGAGATGCAGACCTATTCGAACCATTTTTCCACCTCTTTTCATTTCCTCGTTTACCGGCATCAGAAAGTTTTGCTCTTTTTTCGTCCAATGGCTGCATACGTGTATTTAGAGATTCGGAGTAGAAACACTCACCATTATTGGTGAAGGCAAATAACCCGAAGTCATTTATTACACTTTTTAGAATTGCGGCATCAGCACGTAAATCAAAAGCCAAAACATTATAATCGGCTTTTAGAGTATAATTTTTGCTTTCTCTTAATTTTTCTATCAACGCCCAGTATAACCCGTATCCTTCCCATTTATGCTTTATACGTAAAGCGATAATTTTATCATCGCTTCTTGCATCACTATCATGTGGAAAGTAGTTTTTCATGTTTATCTATTTTATATAAATAGCCTTTGAATTAAGCGTCTTAGTAATTCCAATCTTACCAGAAACAAAAAGCTCATTAAGTTCTTTTCTCGCCTCTGCATGGATTGTGTTCATTAACTCCACTTCCGGCACATGATCCGGTGTTTTCTTTTCCAATCGTCTCTTTTCTTGAAGGCGATTAATTATGCTTAGTATGTCCATATCAAAAATATACGTTAGTTAATTGTCTGCTTTTTGAATATACCGCCCATTTACCATTACCTCCATCAACCAACTTTAGGTCTTTCACTTCCCCAAATCGTTTGATATTTCCACATAGGTCAACAATCCAACCTGATTCTTTAGACGAATGCGGACGAATTGCCCGGCCGACTATTTGGTACCACATCGCCAATGACATCGTAGGACGCGCCATAACGACCGTATCAAGTTCTGGATAATCGAAACCGGTCGTGAGTACCCCGACATTAGCGACAACTGGTATCCGGCCAGACTTGAAAGCCTCAAGTATTTGTTCTCGTTCTTTCTTTGGAGTTTCGCCCGAAACGATAGCACAGCCAGGAATTGACCAAGTCAACTTCTCTGCCTCTTCCAAGAACCGGGTAAAAACAAGAATGCCTTTCCGCTTACCGCCTTGTTTAGGATTTAGTAAGCGTTGGACAATGTGAACAACATAACCGTAGAAGTCTATTCGCTCATACTCTCTTTGAACTGATTTATCGGTATAGTCAGCGCCGGTGGTATTTACTTTCAAGTTAAGCTCGTTCCAGCCTACCGGATTCATCGGATAGTAGTTTAGCTTTGCCAGATATCCCATATCCAAAAGAGTAGAAACCTGTACATGATAGATTACATCCTTGAATATAGCCGGACGTGTTCGGGTAATGAATTTCAGCATAGAACCAAACTCTTGCGAACTACTTAATCGATATGGCGTTGCCGTTAAACCAAGAACCTTGCATTTGAGAAGTTCTAAGAATGTCTTATACATTCCTTCTTTAGGATTTACCAAGTGACATTCATCTATAATGATAGACTGGAAATGAGAAAACAAATCCGGATGATTTATTACACTACCGATCGTGGCGAATGTGATCCTTGATATTTCTTTTCTTCCAAAAGAAGCTGAATATATCGAACAATCTAAGATGCCGTAAGAACATAGCTTCTTGAAATTTTGCTCGAGTATTTCCTTGCTGGGCTGAAACACTAAGGTGTGCCCGTCAAGCCTTGCAGCGATGTCGGCTATAATAAGTGACTTCCCTGATCCTGTAGGAAGAACCATGATAGCATTCGTCTTCTTCGCCTTGTTGTTAAAGAAGGAAACAGCTGCATCAGAGGCTTTCTGTTGATAATCTCGCAATACATAACTCATAATCCTCTCTCCTTTTTAAGCTTCTTATTAAGCACCTTGTAATACTTGATTAATTGCTCGTACTCAAAATCGGTAAACTTCCGGCTAATACCCTGCTTTGCTTCGAGTAGGACAACTCTCTGTTCACCATACTTGGCAATCAATCCTTTGCGGTAATTCTGAATATTACCCTCCATGAAGCGGTTACAGTGCCGACATTGAGCGTTACAGTTCATTTCATCGAAACGGGTACTCATATGCTGTCGATTTATGTAATGCCCGTTATCGGCCTGCTCAAACGGCTTTATCTGACCACAAGAGATACATTTAAAATATCCGTTTAGCATAGCATCGCGAAGCCGGATGAACAAGGAAAACTCTTTATCGAGTTTCGCTTTCAGATCCGGCTTCTTCTTTACTGTTACCCCTGCTTTATCAAACAAGGGTAAAGGCTTATCTTTCTTTTTAGCCTTAGTTCGTTTTATGTAATACATAATCAGTCGAAATTATAGTTATCAAAATCATCCGGTTCATAATCCGGTTCCCGTCCAAAGTCCATTACCATCGCCGATTTCGCTTTTGATTTATCAAACACAGGCCTATCCAGATAAGAGCCATGATACCGAGAATGGCAGCGACTATTGATAAAGCCTCTGACCAACTGTTTAAAGATTCTATATTCATGGTGATAAAATTTTGTTCAGTAAAAAGCCCCGGAGCGGATTCCCCGGGGCACTAACATCATTGCCAACGTACCGATGGCTGCGTACCGATAAAATTTGCTCTGCAGAGCTAAAGCCACTTTCGCATCACTTCGCTTGGGTTTGTGGACGGTACCGGTATCGAACCGATCTCTTTACATCGTGCGCACTCTGTAACGTTTCATCCCAGAACACTGACCGCCCGTATGCCGGGACTTTCACCCGGCTATTCGCGATTATTACACATAAACTCCTGTCTCACGACTGTAACTGTTCCCGGATAGCCAACCAAAGCACACCGGGATAAACCTATTTGCTAGAATAAGCCATCGAAAATTCACGGGGTATAAACCGGCCTACCGATATAGGCTTTGCAGCCTCAATCATTGTATGAATCTCCTTTTTCTCGAACGGATTTCCCTTTTCTTTGGCTTCTTGTTCATGTTCATCCTGCTTCTTTTTGAGATAAGAAGTAATCAACATCATTGCCCGGTCAACATTGTAAGTGTGGACAACAAATGTCGCTGAACGTTCATCCTCGTCAAATAGAATTTTTGTTTCTATCTGGTAAAACTTCCGATCACAATTCTTCGGTTCTTCCTCTTCATCAACGTCCGGCTTGTCATCAGGATCATTATCGGGAAAATCCAAAGGCAAAGTATCGATCTTCTTTTCTTTTAATGTGTCAGTAAGGATTACACAGGAATCAAACTCTTTAACCATGTTAATAATGAAGCCTGCCGTAAAGTTCAGTTCAATATAATCCTTTAAGAGAAGAAGTGCAGAATCTACACTGGTTGCATAAAACAGGAATTTACACTTTTTGCTATCAATAGTGGCCTGAGCGATATAAGGCTGTAAGTAGTCATTTACCAGCTCAACAGCCAAACGTTTTTGATTACTTACCTCAATATCCTTTGTTATATCACCAGACTCATAACAGAATCAGATTTGAGCAAGAACATCCTGATCTATCAATGTTCCTCTCTGAAAAAGTAATTCATTACGCTCAATTGATACAACCTCGCTAGTATCTTCATCAATAAAGTCCTCTGTCCATGTTTTTAGGACTCGTTGAGCAAGGTATTTATTGAGCATCTTTTGGGGATCAGATGTAAAATACCTTATTTCGTTATTCTTTGTCTCTATCATGCTATACCGGTTTAATAGATTCCTCACTATGAATAATCATCCCCTTCTTAGAGACTTCTCCCTTAGCGGTTATAGGGAACGTTTTCAAACATCCCCAATCAGCAGACATTTCTACGCCTACACACTCTTTATCATTAAAATAAAAATGCTGGCCTTCTTTGAGATTATGTGTCTCGTAAAAATCAGCGATCATTTCTTCTCCTACCAGCTGTCGCAGATCCCGAATCTCCTGTTGTTTTTGGGAGATCAGAACTTTCATTTGTTCGATTTTCTCTTTTCGTATCATATAAATTCTTGATTGCGTTGAATTTCTTGTTGTGCATATATCAACATTTGATGTTCATTGGCGGCCGGCAAATAGATACCAGCTATTGATGCGCTCCAATTACGGAAACGGTCAATAGAAAGAGTCATTTCACCCGTTGTCAGTTCAGCAGAGCTACGCAAATAAGTTACTTCTTTACCTTTTTTGTTCACCGTCTTGCGTTCAAACAAATCACGGTTGCAAGTCCTCTTATAGAAGTCAATTTTTGCTTCATCGAGGCTGCAACCGTATTCACTGCCAAAGTACCCTAAAAGAAGATGTAAATAAGAGTTCTGAGCGAGCGTGCGATTAGGTAATTTCTTTTTTACTTCAACTACCGCACGCTCTTTGAACAATTTGTTTACATACTCTTTAAACTTGGGTATTTGGTATTCATTTTTGAGATCATAGATCATATATTACAATCTCCACATATATCAACAATGGTATCAAACTCTTCTCGTGAATATTCAAAATCATTGATGAATACTACTTCTTTTCCTGTTTCATCAAGATAAACACCATCATCCATTTCCAAAGATTTTAGTATCTGTTATAAGTTCTCTGTTTTCTTCCAAGAACTTGATAAAATCCTCACAATGGTTAGTAAGAATAGGAATATCACGTTCTGGATTGAATACATAGGTTTCCGTATAGGTATCTACCACATAACCGCCTTTGTTGAACTCCACGATATTATACTCGAACGTCCGTACATCCGAACCGTTCTGCATAAGAGCGTATGGATAAACAAGGTGTTGATGATGATCCTTAAACTTTCCAACCGTATAACTTCCGGTCGTTTTGATGTCGTGAACGGTGGTAGGCATCAACTCGTCAATCAGACCGTAAACCAAAACATTACCGTATGCAGTTGGCAGGATTGCTTCTACTCTAATCTGGGTCAATGCGCCTTTAAAGTAATCAACAAACTCACGGCAAAGAGAGATGGGAAAAACGAATGTACGGTTATTGTAAACAACCGTATAGCAAGTATTCTCGGCATTTCTCTCTACGTTCATCTTATTAGGTTTCCTATTTTCTATAAGAGCATCCACCAATTCGTTAAACGCTGTCCCTTTATCCGCAGCTTCGCTATCGAAAGGTTTACGATTAATGCGATCAATGAGTTCTTGAAACTGCAACTCGTGAAACTGTTCGGGTGTGTGGGGTGGATTTTCAGACCACCCCCAGTATTTTTCCCAAACCACATCACTATTCAAATACCCCCAAAAGGAGTCAAGAATAGTGGCGTAAAATTTATATTTAAGCTGCTGCATCGTTATACGTTTTAGTATTCTTGTCAAAGACCAATCCAAGTTCTTTAGCCTTAGCCGCCAACATCATAGCCGCTTTTATTTTTGAACTTCCAACATGGTTGAAATCGTTAATATGCGCGATGAAGTCATTCGCGGATGCTGCATCCCCAACCAATTCTAAACACCCTGTTATATCTGATAAAACCTTATTATATGCTTCTTGTTCTGCCTTTTTAGCTTGTAGCATACCAAGATAAGGGGCAATAATCCGAGTAGCGATGAAATCGTTCTTTGCCGTGGGTTTCCCTTGTACGTCTATAATAGTCGGAACCTCCATAACAGATGGCAGATTACAGGTATTCTTTCCGTCATTTCTATTTGTCGGATCGAATGTGATCGTTCTTCTTACCCGGCCATTCTCATTCCGCATTTCCATATACCCTAACAAATCCAATTCTGTAACGATCGAATTGTAAGACTTTTCCCTTAACGCAGGGACAAAAACCGTATCATCACCCTCTTTTCGTGTATCCCTGTGAGCGACAAAAATGACGTTTTTATTCAAATCCGACAGACAGCGAACAAACCATGAAAATTCTTGATTGATACCGCCCCAATCTCTAATAGAAGGCTGTCGGGTTCCACATTTGTAAGAAATAATGAAATCCATCATCTTACCGATAGTGTCAATAACTATTGATTGATAAGCTGACAGATTTTCACTCATTAGCACCTTCATGTCATTCCAAGAAGTGACTTGCACGATGTCCACACTTTGCAGATGGGAATCATTCACTCTTTTAACCCCGTTGTCGAAGTCAAGTAATAACGGCATTGGAGCACTCAATGCAACTGTACTCTTGCCAAAACCAGCTTGGCCGTAAAGCATCATCTTTACATTTGTCGGAATATTCAATTCCGTTGATTTTTTAATTAAACTCATGATCGTAATATTTTAATCGTTAATACTATATCGTTCCTCTTCGTGTACCTTTTAGGATATTCCCATCCTCAATAGCTTTTTCTATTTCCGCTATCCGGTAATAAATTACCCCTTTAGCCTTAATGATAGGATTACCTTCCCTATCCACGGCCTCACGGGTGTCAAACTTGTATTGCTGGAGAAAACCACGTTTTACCAAGGCATTGATAACCGATTTACCGTATGTGTCTTGTGCTTCCTTTTGAGTGAAAAGCACGCGGTTATAGATTTTTTTCCTTTCCTCGGCTACTGTCCTTACCGCAGCTTTCGTAATGGCATCGTAATCTATTACTACAGGAATGCTCATTTTGGGGGAGATCAGTTCCATGGCCTGTTGAAGAAGGGCCATAGCCGGATTTGATTGAGTTGCTTCCATAATTCAAATAATTATATTTCGCCCTCTCGTTCTTACACGAATACGGGCGGTAAGTTCTACATTGGCGTTAGAACGGGTTCGGATTCGTTGCCGTCTCATGTCAAAATGACTATCTAAACAAAGGATTATCAAAAGAACACTAGCAACCGCCGATTTCATGGTAGGCGAAAAGTCCAATGTCAACCGGATACCCGATATCCTTTCAGCCAATTTTAGTGCTAGCTCTCTCCCATTCCGAACGCCCAAAATCAAAAATGCCGTCTGGAGCTGGTTATTTATCGTGCTTACCGCACGATGCTTCAAACTGGCAATCTCCTTCTTCTCGTACCCGGAGGCGTACATCTGCGCTGTCAGGTCGCATTCAGGTGTTAGTTCGGTGAAGACTTCCATGACATTTCTTGTTTTAGGATTTCTACAGCCGACCTCATAGCTTTCTTAGCTTCATTATCGCACCAATCATTCACCCAGCTTCTCGACTTGGTGAGATTGTTCGTATGCGCCTTTACGTGCCTAAACGATATACGGCCATATATACAGCCGTCCGTATTCTGACGTAAGATATCATTTAGGGTCTCCGCAATGTATTTCCCCGGGACACTGGTACTTTTAATGCTTATCTTCGGGAACATCATCTTGCAATCGCTATTCACATAGATATGTTCTATTGATCCATTATTAAACTCTGAGTTCAAAAGGACATAAACAGCGTTCGCCAACGCTTTCAGTTCAGCGTCCTGCGCATCCGATGTCTCTTTTAGCGTACCCGATTGCCTGATCCGGCCTAATTCTGACGTGATCCAGAAAGCGTAACCCCCAACCTTATGATGATGATTGAAGGACGCATCAGTATTAATCGTGACATTCATAATCGTGCGTGTTGATTTTTAAGGCTTCTCTATATTATTGACTATATAGAGAAAGCCGACCCTGCTATTTCTGGAAATCGTGTAAGGTGGCCTACCGTCTTTCGTCACAATACCGTCTTTTCTCAACTCGTTATTAATGCGAAGTGCCTCGGAGCGATACCCCATTACATCCGACACCTCTGATAATGGGATCGCCTTGGGCTCACCGGGCTTTGTTTTCAAAATTGTTTCTCTGATTGTTGCCATATAACTATAAATTTAAATTGATTGTGGACGGAACCGGTAACGATCCGGCATACGCACTTCCGGCTGTGCGCAGAGCGTTCCAATACGCCCGCCCAATTGCCGGGGCTTTCACCCGGCCGCTTTTGACAACCTAAACACAAACGAATCAAACAACTTCAAAGAAGGCTTTTGCAGCTAATAGCTTCTTCTCTGCCAGAATACGAGCCGATTCTTCCCTGTCTTTCCAAGCTCGATAAAGATCCAGATCCTTTTTCGCTCCATCCAATTCTTTGTTTAGAGAATCTACCAAATCAATAAGCTCTTCTTTAGTCATTTCTTCTATACCTTTTGTTTCCATGTCTTATCATTTTAAAGCTGTTATTAAATCAAGTTTGTATGCTGAATAAGTGAATACTACGACACCCACAAGATTAGGAATGAACGTAGCTGATTCTGATGCCATAAGGATGAAGCCAACGAACAAGGCTATCCCGTAAATTATATTTTTCATAAGCGTTAGAATTTAATTTGTGCCCGGCAACCGATTCGATCGACAGCTCTCGCTTCAGAACCGGGCCATATTTTGAAAAGGGGCGGCGGTTAACCAATGTCTGACCATAACACCGCAAGGAAACACGCCCCTTTGATAATTTCTTTTTTATAATGTACCCCAGCAGGTCACGGCAAAAGCTATCTGCGCTTATACATTATTATATGTTATCCTTTCGTTTCAACCCCATTTCTGCGGGTACTAAGGTGTAAGTACGAGAAAGAACTAACAGAAGTGACCGGGTGAGATATTCTCTACGCCCACCCGACCTAGCTTTAATAAACCGTTATGAAGTTTTCTACTTTAAATGATCTGAATCCGTTCGCATCTACATCGAAGTAGCGAACCGTTTTGTAGTTTTCTGATCCAGTGCCTTTGATTAGGGACTGAACGTCTTTAAGAGTACCTTTTGCTTTGCGAAGTGAACCGTCAGCCTTTTCGTAAGCAAATGTTACAATACCTTTGTGCATCTGTCTTGTTAGCCGATAGAGTGCCCAAGCACGGGAAAGACATACTGCGAACGCTTTACCTGTCACTTTCATTAGCTCGTAAGCCATGCAAAATACTTTGTGTCTGAAATTTGAAGTTTTCATAATCGTGTGTGTTTATATGTTAGTAATCGTATTCAGGTTCATAAATCTTAGGAGTGAGATATTCTACTTCTCTTTCGAGAGCTTCTATATCTTCAGAGATAATTTTCACGATTTCAGACTTGCTGTCTAAATTATATATATAGCAAGCTTCTTCTTCGCCGATCATGTTCAATGCTTCTAACTCTACTCTTGCGTTTTCGAGTTCTGCGAGTGCTGTTTCATAAGATCGTGCCATAATCGTGCATTTTAATATGTTTATACTATTGTATCATCAATTGAGTTTGCTACCTTTGTCTGTGATAGCGTTATCAATTGTTTGATGATGCAAATATACTAACAGTTAGTATCTATACAAACTATTTGGTATTAAAAGTTAGTATATTAACATCGTTTAAACTAACTGTTAGTATAAAGTTAATATACGTTTATATGGAAGGCTGGGAAAGAGTTCAGTATGTCATGGATAAAGAAGGGTTTAATAAAAACTCATTTAGCGAAGCGATAGGAATCAATAACAATGTGACTATAACTCGCCTTATTAATGAAAAGAGAAACCCTTCAAGGGCTACATGTCAAAAAATCATCAATAGATTTCCGAAATATAACTTAGAATGGCTCTATACCGGTACAGGAGAAATATATTCACAAGAAACTAACATTAATAAAACGGTCGAAGCATTGCCTTTAGCCCCAGATCATATTATATACGTGCCATTAGTAAATCAATATGCATACGCCGGTTATTTATGTGGCTATGCAGATGCAGAATATATAGAATCACTTCCAACTATACCTTTTATTGTCGATCAAGAAGCTCATGGGAAATATATGGCTTTTGAGGTAAAAGGAGATAGTATGGATGACGGAACAGATGAAGCCTATAAAGAAGGAGATCGTTTACTTTGTAGAGAAATCTACCAGCAATATTGGGCGGAATCCAAATTACATATCCGGAAGTGGGATTTTGTCATAGTCCATAAGGAAGGCATTCTTATAAAACGCATCATAGACCATGATGTAGAAAATTATACTATCACGATTCATTCGCTAAACTCTTTCTATCCAGATAGAGTATTGGAACTAAAAGATGTAAGGCAAATTTTCAACGTAATTGAAATGAGCCGACCAAGAAGGAGGTAGCATGAAATTCAATCAATACACATGGAATCTATATAAACAATCTCCTGATGGGCAGAAGGCGATCAAGGAGTTTGAGGAAATAGACGGCTATACTCTTTTACGGAAATATACTCCGTATTATGTAAAATTCACGCCAGAAGGATTATATAACGACTGGTTGGAAAACATATCTTGTTATGGCGTATCAGACTGCGAAATTCCTACATCTTTAGATGAATCCAAAGACTTCTATGAGGCGTTGGTTGTCTTGGGGATAATGATAAACGGAAAAGTATGGATTCCTCGTAACGATTTCAGGGATATGTTAGGATTTATCCAACCTGTATCGTATATTCTATCGAGATTTGCACCAGAGTATTTCTTTCCGTATTTATTTGTGTGCCGATTCTTTGACTTAAAAAAGATTGCAGACGCATTCGGTATAAACCTGCCGCTGGTTCCATCAAGAACTGACCATAAAGGAAGGTGTATGTATTATTGGCAGCTTTGCGATATTTTCTATCAGTTCAGAAAAGCAAACAATTTATCTCCTGTCGAATTATGCGCTTTTTTATATGACTTTGCACCAAATTACATTCCAAAGGAGAAAGTAGATATTCCTAAACCGGCGCAAGCATGGTTTATCGGTGGATATACACAGAAAACAGAGATAGATTTAGATTTCATCTTTTGGCAAGCCAATCCCGAAACAAAGAAAGGTGATATTCTCATCTATTATGAAAAATCACCTAAAAGCGCAATCACCTGTTTATGGATAGCACAAACCGATGGAGTAATTGACCCATTATTTCACTATTACAGTAACACCTATATAAGTGATAAGATAGACATCCCGCATATCACACTAAAAGAGCTTCAAGCCGATGAATATTTTTACAAGCATCCACTTATTAGAAAGAAGTTTCAAGGGGTGAATGGGTGGCCGATGAGCAGTGAGGATTATTCAGAACTCCTACGAATGATAAAAGCAAAAGGATTTGACATAGATACCCTGCCGAAGCTCTATGCTCCAGCCTTACTCAATAACCTCTCTATATCCTGCGAAAGAGATGTTGAAGTTCAGCTATTAGAGTATTACTTGAACAAAATGGGGTGGTATGAGAATAAGGATTTCATCCGGCAATTACCAATCCATGCAGGACGGGGACATAGGGTATTCCCGGATTACGCCTTACATTATGATAAAAAACCAGATTACGAACGAGCAAAGGTTCTGATTGAAGCTAAATTCCATATGAAGAACAACCAAGATATAGAGGAAGCCTTTAAGCAGGCTCGGTCTTATGCCAATATACTTGAGTCCTCGGTTATCGTTCTATGTGATAAGCAATGTTTAATTGTTTATGAAAAGAAAGAAAGTTTTGATCGGGATATATATGTAAAATACTATTGGGTAGAATTAGAAAACCCCGATAAATTCAACGAATTAAAGAACAAGCTAAATATCTAAAATTATGATTGATTTTTTAACCATCGTGCTTCTTGTATTCGGAGTATTACAAATTGTCTTATTCTTCAAAATATGGGGGATGACAAATGATATTCGAGAGATGAGAAACAAATATCTCAAAGATGAAGATGAAAAAGTACTAGAAGAAGTAACTAACAACCCGTTGCCTAGAATCAGTAATGAGTCAAAAACGACAATGTGAAGCCGGACGATTACTCCCTGGCTAAATCACCAAATTCGCCCTAATTTGAAAATCAAATTAAGCCGGGCATCATTTCCCGGCTTTTTCTTTAAACACATGATCTACTACTTTATTAATAACATTATCCACCCTGCTAAAATCTAGCTTGACATAGGTATCCGTGATATCGTGCCCCGATTCATGGGTAAGGCAAAGTGCGATATCATCCATGCTAATATCGCATTCATTACGAGCGATCGTCGCGAATGAATGACGAGCCGCATAATAAGTCAGATTCGGCAAGGACAACTCTCTCCTTAACACGGAAATGCCTCTTCTCACGGCTTGATGGAATGCCGGCATATTCGAATACATCTTATAGAAGCAAAATCCCCTTATGCCATCCTTATCCCTATATTTCTCTATTATATCTGCGATTATCGGATGCATCATCAACGACAAAAACGGCTTGTCTTTTTTATGGGTACGTGTCTTTTTCCTCGTATACTCTACCCTGTCCCCAAACGGCCCACAATCATAGATATCCGCTAGGTTCATTCCCGCCAAGAAAAACGACATCAAAAAGAGATCCCTTGTCATTTCCGGAACTTCTTTGTCCGAATGATAGTCAAAGATTTTTCGGATAGTCTCTCTCTCAACCGCCCTCTTAGACGTTGTTTCTATTCTGGGAGGGGAATACACCTTGAAAGGATCATTTTTTATAAGGATATCCCCCATATCATAGTCGTTGTATTTTTTCTTTGCAGCGTTAAAGATAATAGAGAGAGCTCCCATGTAGGAATTGATACTATTTTCACTTAATCCGCATTTTTCTTTGTCGGCTTTCTTGCTCTTCCGATTAGTTGTCCGCAACCAATCCTCGTAATCCTTTAACAACTTATGGGTAAGCTTGCTTATAGGAAGAGACGGTTTCCCTGTTTTCTCTACCACATAATTCGTTAACGCATTTATTCTCGTGACATTATAAGCTTTCGTGGATTCATTCTTTATCTTATCCTTATACTCATTGGCGAACCGAAGGAAGTCAATCTCACTACCGGCATCCAATATCTTCAAGACATAATCCTTTACCTCCTTTGCCGTATCCATTTCAGAGATGATTTCTTCTTTTTCATTTAGGATAGCACGAATCTTCCTTACTTTGTCATTAAGGCTGTCCTCGATAGAGCTATCCGTTACAGATCCAGAAGAGTGCCCTTTTCGGAAACGAACACATTCCGTATTAACCCCAGAAGGAATGTAAGCGGACAAGCTCTTATGTATTATCTGTATCTTGGGGTTGTATGTCCCATCGGATTTCTTATGATGCTTGAAGATTACCCATTGTACCGTAGCCAT